AGCCACATATATTATAAAGTGAATGAAAAATGTCAGAGCAACCCGAAGGCATGTACACCAAAAAATCGTTTAGCGAGCTTATAGAACGATTGGTGGTTGAGAAGAGATCTAGTTACCTCGATACGATCTTAGATCTATGTAAAGAGAGACAGATCGATCCAGAAGACATTGCAAAATTATTGAGTAATCCTATCAAGGCAAAGCTTGAAGCCGAGGGGATGAATCTTGGTTATTTAAAGAAGAAGAATGAGCTTACGTTCGAGTGATCCATACGACGCCTATAAGATTTACGTAGCATGCAAGCTACACTTCGAGTCGAAGACGTATGACTATTTTAAATATAATGGCAAGACGAGCGTCACGCCAAAATCATTCTTCGCGCGACGTGATAAACACTTCTTCGCTAAGTTAGTACGAAAATACCCGCTTAGCGAGTTGAAGTTTTTTTATGGATGTAATTTTGCCCACCACGGTACAAAGTGGATAGGCAACTTAAATGAAGAAGGTTCAGATGAGACTTATAGAGCATATAAAGGTCTCATGGAGTCCTTCACATATCGGTTTAAAACTGATATAGATAAGATTATATCGAACAATGACTTTAAGAGTCTGTTTGTGGTAGATGGTGGACAACATCCATTACTCGTAAAGATACTACTTCAAGGCGAGATACCACTCGAGACTTTCATCGTCCTTAATCGATATATCGGGTTTATGCCTAAGTTCGACAAAGAGATATCAGATCCCATCATGTGGCCTGACCTCTCATTGAAGATACGTAAGTACAACCCGTTTATTACGGTGAATAACGAAGCTATCAAGGATGCACTCAAAGACTGTTTACAAGAGAGTGCAAATGTGGTATAATAGTTATTCCATACAATGTTAAACACTGCTATATAAAGGAACATAAATTATGTCATTAGCAAATCTCAAAGCGTCTCGTGCAAGCGAGATCAACAAACTCGTTGCAGCCGCAGAAAAAGTCGGCGGTGGTCAGCAACAACAATCCTACGAAGACAATCGCATGTGGAAACCGGAAGTCGACAAAGCTGGTAACGGCTTCGCTGTCATTCGTTTCCTCCCCGCACCACAAGGTGATGATTATCCATGGGCTCGATACTGGGACCACGGCTTTCAAGGTCCTGGTGGTTGGTACATCGAGAAGTCTCTCACATCGATCGGCGGTCAAGATCCAGTATCTGAACTGAACTCCAAGCTTTGGAACTCAGGTTTGGAATCTGATAAGGACATCGCACGTAAACAGAAGCGTCGTCTACACTACGTTTCAAACGTGTTGGTCGTCTCTGACCCTGCACGCCCTGAAAACGAAGGCAAGGTATTCCTCTACCAATATGGTAAGAAGATCTATGACAAGATGATGGATGTCATGCAGCCTCAGTTTCAAGATGAGCAACCTATCAACCCATTTGATCTATGGGAAGGTGCTAACTTTAAGTTGAAGATCCGCAACGTTGAAGGCTATCGTAACTACGATAAGTCTGAGTTTGATAAACCCACACCTGTGGCGAACGGAGATGAAGGTGAACTCGAATCAATCTACAGCAAGTGTTACTCACTCAAGGAGTTCACAGATCCTAAGACATACAAGTCCTATGATGAACTCAAAGCAAAGCTCGAACGAGTGCTCGGTGGATCCGCACCACGCACTACAGCAGAGCACGTTGAACTTGATGAGACGCGTGCGGCACCATCAGCAGGTAAGTCAGCAGCGAGTGCATTCGCTCCTGCAGTGGCTGGCGACGACGAAGATGACGACACACTCTCATACTTCAGTAAGCTAGCAAAAGAGGCGTAATTGCCCGGAGTATATCGAGAAAAATCATGTCTCGAGTGTGGGAAGGTCCATCGAAAGCGTGGGCCTTTCTGCTCTCAGGCATGCTCGAACTCCCATCGAGTGGTGAAGGTCACCACTCGTGAGAAGCTATCACAGGTAGCGAAGGAATACAAGCAGACGCCCGAGGGCATAGCAGATACAAAGAAGCTCGTACGTGACGCAGCAAGACGAGTAGAGGATAATAAGAAGCGAGATGCAGGTGAGTACGTCCTACAAGAAGATGATTGGTATGTACTACCCTTCGAGCCAGAAGTTGAAGATTTCAGAGACGATGACGATTGGCAGGAAGTAAGATGATGAAGAAGAACCTATCACACGAAGATATAAAGGCACGGTGCGATGTGCTCCTCACATCCATGTTAGCAAGCAACGAAGGACTGGCTGAGAGGTGGTGGCATAGCCCGAACAAGCATTGGGACTCACAGAAGCCGAGCGTCATATTTACAGATAACCCGTGGGAGGTGTATGAATACCTCCTACGACATTCAGACTCAGGAGGTTGGTGATGGTCGTAGCGAAGAGGTGGGTAATATTGGAATGGACGAAGGACTATAATGCCTTCACGAAGGTGCTCCATGGTGATGACGAGAACTGGGAACTATCACATATCATTGATCGGACAGAGGATCGAGATGACTACCTCGAGTGTACGACCCGTGACGGCACAGTGTATAAGCTATCACGCAGCAAGCAAGGCATGACACCACTCACGAGTAAGGTGTTTGCAGACATCTCGAAGAAAGTCATCTCAGATAATAGCGGCGTGCATGTTGGGATCCTCGCACTATGATGGACCATTTCAAGGAATATAACTGGATCTACGTCATCATCATCATGAGCGCCTTACTTTATTGGGTAGAGGAGTACTTTAAGCTATGAAGAACCTACAACAAGCCATCCTCGACCTACACGCCATCGCCTCCACCCTCCCACAGGACAACGACATCAATACCAGGCTCAGGAAGATAGCAGACGAACTCCATGAGTACGTGAATGCCGACCTCCAGACGAGACATAAGATCGTCACGACCTTCAGTAGTGAAGATCGCCTTACGTCCCATGAAGCACAACAAGCTTGGGTAAAGAATACCAGGAGGACAGAATTTTGATCTGCTACGAACAGCAAGACTACGATAAAGCAGTCAGCGTCATCAGTAAAGGGTTCTTAAAGGACATCAACATGAGGAAGCTCGAGCTCATCCAACCAGACATAGATAGCCTCGCGAGCGCCTACCACCATATCCGTACCACCCACACCACAGAACTTGCATGGAGCAAATGAACGTGTTACAGATCCATGGACTAACACATCGACAGAAAGCCTTAGCTGACCTCATGTGGAACATCGATGAATGGGACGACGTAGAGGCCTTCGTTGCTACCCTCTCACCAAGGGATAAAGCAGAGGCGCTTAGCATACTTGAGCTCATACGTATCGAGTTCATCGAGTCCTTAGAATCACAGGATAATAAGACTCCAGAAGCCACAGAACTACTCAAGAAGTATATGCTATGAGATCGAAGGTGGTAGAAAGTGGTAAAAAGTGGTAGAAGGTGAGGCCCGCAATATTAAGGCCCTGTGTGATAAAGATCTCGCAGAGATCAAAATAGTACGGGGACTATAGAGGATTAATGGTTTTAACTAGTAGCAAACAGAAGGCCGCAGTATAGATAAATCATGTCTCAAGCTAGACTTCAGTGAATGTCTCTAGCGATCTGACTTAGGAAGTAGTAGAAGTATATCATTAATTAACTAACTAAGGAGATAACACCATGTGGACAACACCATCAGCAACAGAGATGAGATTTGGTTTCGAAGTCACAATGTACGTGATGAATAAGTAATCACCACGTACGGCCAGATCCACGGGCAGCCTACGGGCTGCCTTTTTTACGTCTATTTCATAGGGTGGAATCAGTCCAGGTCCAATACCACCCGTGTAAGTCTATGATTTTATTGGACAAATTATTCACGAAATATTTCGCTCTGGCCTATGTACAACAGCGAAAAATCAGGGTATAATGGTTCCATTAAATGATTAAACAAAGGAAAGAAATGACAGCTACAGTGATTATCGGGTTTGACAAAGGTGCCGGCAAGTTCAAGTGTTCTATCAACGGTCAGCGTTTTACCACGACCAAACAGAACTACATCGAGTACATGTTCAAGCAGATCACCGGTGAAAAGAAGGCCTTCAAGGACATCGAGGCTATGCAGAAGCCAGCTGTCTCTGAGAAGTTCTGCATCAACCAACGTTTTGGTTTCGTGGAGAAGATCGTAGGCATGGTTGCCACTGGAGTCCAGCCTTCGACGATCATCACCGGTCAGGGCGGGTTAGGTAAGACCTACACAGTCATGAAGACGTTGCAAGCCAACGGTCTAAAAGACTTCAACGAAGTGGTCCAAAAGCTTCCAGTGGGCGCTACCATCCCAATGAAGACCGTCTACGTGACCATCAAAGGTTACAGTACACCTAAAGGTTTGTACCGTACACTCTTTGAGAATCAAAATGCGACGATCGTGTTCGATGACTGTGATTCCATCCTCAAGGATCCTGTGGCTCTTAACCTACTCAAAGGTGCATTGGACTCCTACGGTAAGCGTATCATCAGCTGGAATGCTGAGTCATTCGGCAAGGACGATGACCTACCACGTAGCTTTGAGTTTAAAGGTCGCGTCATCTTCATCTCAAACATGGACCAAGACAAGATTGACCAAGCTATCCGTAGCCGTTCAATGATGATCGACCTCTCCATGACAGATGACCAGAAGATCGACCGCATGGCTCACATCGCTGAGAGTGAGGAGTTCCTCCCAGAATACACGATGGAGATCAAGGCCGATGCACTCGCCTTGATCCGCGAAGTGAAGGACCAAGCAAAGGAGATCAGCCTCCGCACCTTGATCAGCGTTAGCAAGATCCGTGCAGCTAACCCACATGACTATAAGGACTTGGCAACATACGTGTTGACCAACTAATGATCACGGCCTATGAAGGTCTCTCAGCTGACATGGCTCAGCAGTAAGGGACTGGAGGCCACCATTTATAAGGATATATGATGACTATGACTACACAGAAACAAAGGAACGAGCAGCTAGCCGCAGAGCTACTATCCCAGGTCGAGGAACTTATTGATGACTTTGTCCGGGATAACTTAGATATGGACCTGGATATGGATGACCTGGTCGAGCAGCACGAATTCATCACTCAGTACATCCAGAAGAACATGTTCAGGACACCCCTATGATCCGGAGGATCTTATGAAGCTGTTCAGAGAGACGACTAAGGACTGGCAGGTCCCACAGGAGAACCATGCCTATGTCTTGTCAGATGATAAGCAGTGGATGTACGGGTATGTCAAGGCCGGTACAAGGGACCTGATCACATTTAAGAAGCGGATCCAGTTTAATACAAGGTATCGGACCTTTGTTGAGCTGAGGAAGGGGCAGATATGAGCGGATGGCAGTCTAAGAAGAGGAAGACACAGGACCTGCAGAGGATCGTATCCGTATGGGAGCAGAACGAGTTTGACCTGTTCATGCAGCAGATCCGTCTATATAGGAATACCGGTATGTCCATCCCTACCATAGCCAAGACCCTCAACACCACAGAAGCCGTCATCACCAAGGTATTAGAGAATGGATGATATCAAGCCATTAAAGTGGTCAGCCTATATCTGTATAGTCCTACTCCTATTGGCCACGTACATAGATGCAGAGAGGGAACTATACCGTTGGTCTCATCCGCCGAGGGTACACAAGACCTACCAGCCGCCAGTAGATCAGACAAAATGGGACTACAGCTGGAAGAGTAGCATAACACCTATACCAGAATCTCAGAATTAAATCAGCAGCCCCTATGGGTCCCATCTATACTAAGGTTCCATATTAATAGGAGACCATCTATTGGTTACCCTTTCGGTTCAGCCGTATGCTTCCGTCACCTAATCTCTGGAAATTCCCCCCACCCCCAGTTTGTTTCCCCAGAAGTTCACTTCGTTCTCAGGTTCACATCTGAAAAAATTCCCCTGGGGTATAACTGATCCCCCCAGATTAATCCCGTACAACACACTTATTGTTTGGTTCCTCTAGGTTGTTGTATTCTATTATCTACAGGTGTAACTACAGTCTCTCCTTCAGTATCATATCCCAGAACTCTTCTTCGTCTATAAAATTTCGTGAGCTGGCTATCTGCCTGGTAGATTGGAGTGCGCGGATGTTTTCCCAGCGTCTGTCTGCCTGGGATTGTAGTTCGGTGTTACAGTAGGGGTTTTTTTCGGATATACAGAGATAAGCACCTCGGAGGAAGTTTCCGAGGGTTATGGTTGTGGCGATGACGAAGAGGGTGGTTAAGACCCGAAGCCGAGGGAGTTCCATCCTCTTGCTAGCATGTCCTCAGTATCTCTGATCTTAGAGCGTGCACTCATGAGGGCAGTATTACCGTTGTTGATGATGGTCTGACCTGCATTCACCACACCTTGTACGGCTTGTTGGCCCGCGGCGACTGCCTGGTTTACCATCTGTTCGCCCTTCGCAGCCACGTTATCGACGGTAGCACCTTGGAGTTCGCCTGTCTTCGGGTTCATGCCTGCAAATTCATACACCGCATCTGGTATGGCCTTCGCAGCCATCTTCACAGCGATGTTATCAGAGGATGGGTTAGGGAGTATAGAACGAAGGAGTGTCTTTAAGAAGTTCTTCGCCATGTCACTGATCTTACCAAAGAGGTCACCAACGTCGGCGACTAACTTGCCTGGATCTTTGAAGATGTCCATGACATAGCGTATCATGCCCTCGATGAAGTTATAGAAACCCTCGACGCCTTTCTTGATGAGGTCAGAGAATGAGAAGCTATCGAGTACCTTCGCTGCGTTCTCAAACCCTAATAAGTTAACTAGCCAAGACATGCCGTCCTTGAGTAGGTCTAACAACCCACCGATCAGACCATTCAAGAGTCCCGTGACGCCGCCCTTCAGAGCACCAAAGAACTTGGCCATGAAGTCGCCCTCTGTCTTGTTCCAGCCGTCCAATGCACCTGTCACGGTATCGAACACACTCATGACGACTTGGATAGGGTATGCTAACTTACCGAGGATAGAACCAAATGCCTTGAAGAACTTGGTCAATGGACCAAAGAAGTCCATCGCACCAGCGATCTTAGAGAATAGACCACCTTCTCCGCTGCCTAGAGAGAATATCTTGGCAAAGAAACTACCTATCGCTTTTGCTGTGCCTGATATCATGTCGCCGACCGACTCGAACATACGAACGAAGTCTTTGAATAGTCCTTTACCTGAGAACCCAAAGAAGTCTCCGATGATGGTAAACAACTTAAGGACGTTGCCCTTCAGCATCGTCAATAACCCTTCACCCTTAAATAGGCCTTTGACGAAGTCGACGACCTTGATAAAACCACCTTTGATGAATTCAAACGGTGCCTTGATGTATTCGAAGAGTTTAAGTACGAGCACATCGAGCTTAAGCATCTTAGCAGCCTTTGTCCAGAAACCAACAAAGCCTTTGATGTAGTTCTTCACAAAAGCAAGACCACCCATGACCAAACCGCCGATCAATGCACCAGCAAGACCGAGCCAGGAGAAATCACCTTTATCGGCTTTCTTCTGCTTGTCGTCTGGCTTAGGTTTAAGTCCCTTCAAAGCGTCGAGGATCTGCGCATTGTAGTCAGACTGCTCTTTCGCCTTCTCGAGGTCTTTCATGTGGTTGCCGACGACGATCTTCTCTATCGCTTTGATGGAGTCATCGATGTCGATCAATACATTGTGGATACCTTTGAGTGCATACGTGTCAACAACTCCATCATCTTGAGTATCCGTGAGGATCTTGTTGGACTGTTTAACTGCCTCGATGAGTTCTTGTATGTTTGAACCAGAGGTGACGTACTTTGCTTTTGCCATTTTATCTTAACCTTATGAAGCAGTCGGGATCTTTGGTGGAGCCACGACTGGTGGTACTTTTGGAACTACGACTGCAGGAGTATCTCCGCCAACTGATGGGGTTGGTACAGATGGTGTTGGGATTGATGGAGGTGATATACCACCATTGTTTGCTCCGCCTAATTTCTCTTGTGTTCTACCCCATGCTGCAAGACCTAACACTGCACCCATAGCCATATGGAAAAGACCAGCGCCTTGTAGTGTTAGTGGTTGCCATTGACGGAATGCATCATTCGCTGCAGAAGTTTCCCAGAACTGGATGATTGCCCATAAGATCGGTGCAAGGACAAAGTCGAATATGCACACAGCCATGTACATCCAACCCATAGCTGGACGCCATTTGCTATTCATCCAATCTTCTTTTTTCTTTTCGCTATCAGACATCTCGTTATAATTTTTCTGTTCGTCTGCCATTTCTACTCCTTAGTGGTATTTTTGATTTGCCTTCTTAATACGTTCGTTTTCTTCCTTAACATATTCAATCAACATAGCCACATATACTTCTCTCTCCCATGGTAACATCTCATTTAGCTCTGTTAAACTATACTTGTGATGTTGCATCATGATGAAGTTTCCTCGGAAATGGTTCTCCAAGGATTCATGTGAGAGAGCTAGACGAAAAAAGCTTGGAGGCCCTCGATAACTAACTTGTTATGGGTCCCACAATTCACACAATCAAAGCTCGCATCATGCGACAACTTAGGTAGTCCTTCGAAAAATTCTTGGATCTTCTTAAATTGTTGCGAATTCAGTGAATCAACACACGACTCTACTTCTTTTCTTTCTAAGTTGGCTGCTTCATATACACCATTATCATCAAATATAGCTTCTATACAAGATGTGATGATAGCAAATGTATTTTTAACTTCGCCTTCATTAGAACCAATTGCTCTTGTCACGTCATCAGCAGTTGGGAACTTCATGATTACACCAACTTTATCTGTTAACAAGATCTTACTGTCTGTCTTCTTAGCTTGAGTAAGTTCTACTGCTTCTAAGTTGACGACTAATTCGTTTTTTGTACCACAATTCTTACACTCATATCCAACCTGGGTCGTTTCACCGACTGATTTAGACCTGAGTTTTAAGAAAAGCAACTCGAGTTCAGCTGTCGGCAATGTTTTTGCCTTCACTTCACCGAATGTACATGCTTCAATGATATCTTGGACTGCTCTTAAGATCTGCTTTTGATCTTGAGATTCCATAGCCATCATCAATAGCTTCTCTTCTTTGACCAAATATGGTCTGTATTTTACCGTTTTCTTACTTAATGGTAGTTCCACTTCATAGGACGGCGTGTTTAAAATAATAGGTAAAGACATAATATACTCCTGATAATATTATTATACTCCAAATGTTCGGCCGACAGAGCCAAGTAGTACTTTCCCTTTCGAAAGGACTGATTCTACAAATCCCTCTTCACTCCAATCTTCATAAGATAGCGTGATTGTTAGCTTTTGGGTTTGATTTTCACCGCTGTTTGTCAATTCATACGATGTTATGCTTGTTGGAAACGCATTTTTTAGTGATATTGAGTAAACTGGAACGTCTCTTTGATCCAATTGTTGAATAATTACGTCAGTCGTGAACTGAGAACGATATTTCATGACCATTTTTTTACGATCGAACATCCTATTGAACCAATTTTCGAAAAATTTCTTCATAAAGTGATCATTTGTGATGTGGAAGCTCATCGTGACGTCATCGTTGATGTAAGTGTAAGGTGTTTTTACGCTCAATAAGTTAGTTTGTACTTCGGAAGTCGAAATTTGACGTCCTGGAAGCATTACAGAGTCACAAAGTATCGAAACATCGCGTGGATCGTTTAAAAATGGACTAGAAGTGCCTTGTCCAAACGCTCGGGCGATCAAATTTTGTGGATCGAAGCTAATTAGTGGTAAAGCCATGTAAACGGCGAATCGATTTTGCGGTGCAAGACCTCCTCGCTTAGATATGACTGATTTAAACTTGTCGATTTGTGGCATTTTACGCTCTGTATCCTGTTATCATACGTTTAGACTCTCTCCAAACGTTTCTTTTGTTTGTACCAATGAATTGTTCAGTTGGTAAGTATATTGATATCTCCCATTCAGATGATGGGACCATCATGATCCTCGATTCTATCTGACTAAAAAGATAATGTTTAAAACATGGCTCAAAAGGTCTAAGTCTACCGATTGATGTAAGTAGATTATAGTTTATCCTCATCTTTGTAGTCTCGTCAAACTTATCATTATTCACTGTATCTAATAATCTATCTAAGAAACGAGCTCTTAGTGGAGGAGCTAGATAATGTAAGTTGAGACCATAAAACCCGCCTTGTGCTGGTCCTACTGCCACCATTAATGGGAAACGATCATAATATGGTAGTGTGTCAGCTCCTTTTGCATCATATAAAAAATGATACATGAATCCCGGTTTAAAAGACGTCTTCTTGTAAAAATGCGGATCCTTAAGGAACTGCATCGCATTGATATTTTTACCGCCTAAAGATTTTACTTTCTGTGTAAACCATTTTTTAGACTGTTCTGTGCGCTCTGCAGATTGCAGACCCTGACGCATCTTGTCATATAAACTCGTTGGTTGTGTTTTAGTAGCCATACTTCTATTTATGTCAGTAATTTGATGCCCATAGCTTTAATCGTATCTTCTGTCCAAATAACAAACTGCCAATTTCTATCTTTAGCAAAATTATCAGCAGCTTTCCATTTACATTGATTTTTGACATAAGTGCGTGCTTCTTCCAAGTATTTCTTAGTTTGTCTACTTGGTTTCTTTGGAGGGACAGTTTGTGATTTTGGCTTAATCTCAACCAAAAATGTGCCTTGAGCGGTAGTATATTTTACGTCTATAAAATAGCGATGCCATTTTTTATCCAATGGATAAAAGTATTGTACAACTGTCTCCTCTGAGGACCATTTTAATACTTGTGTGTTTTCATCACACCATCTAAATACTTGTCTTTCCCAGAGAGACCTATAAACTATGTTTTTGAAGTCACCTTCATATTTTGCTGGATTCTTACATCTGTAAAAACCTTTGTATGTAGCCATATAAATAAGAGTGTCCGTATGTAAAAGAATCATAAAGGTACAACATGCCAATCGACAATATACCCGCCGCGTTTAATAATGTTCAAGAGTTCGTTAAGAACACTTTAGCATCATTAAACTTTTTAAACCCGTTCGGCGCAACTTCTCCGCAACTGCGTTTCCCCAAGGGAGATGTACAAAAACATCAGAACGTTGTAAAGTTCGAAGCTATCGCCCGCGTCAAGAAAAGTAGCGTCTTAGATATAAGACCATCTAAGTTTGCTGAGAGTGCACTCGGTTCAGTAACTTTATATATGCCTTCAGGAATAAGCGTTGCTGATACATTAAGCTATGATAATGCTGACACAGGTTTAGGTGGAGAGCTCTTGAAAGCCGGTGGTTCTGCAGCATCTCCTGGTGAATTCGTTGATACATTAAAAGATCAAGCTAAAGGAGTGGCGCAAACTGCGGTTGCGGGTGGTACAGCTAAAATAGCACAGAGCAAAGGTTTGGTAGGCGGTGCAGCGAATCAAGCTATCATCAATAGAGGAGAAGTTGTAAATCCTCATACACAAATGTTGTTTAAATCTCCATCGCTTCGTCAATTCCAGTTTCAGTTTAAGATGTTTCCAAGAACTAGAGCTGAAGCTGAAGAAATAATTAAGATCGTTCAATTCTTCCGTGTTGCTGCATATCCAGCCCTTGGAAACGGCAGTGGAACCGATTCTGTTAATATGTCGACATTTAAATTTCCAGATATATTCAAAGTTACGTTCTTAACTGGAAGTAAACAAAATAAAAATATTATAAAAATGCTGGACTCATACTTAACGTCTGTGACAGTTAACTATAATCCAACCAGTCCAACTTTTTTCGAAGATGGTATGCCATCTGAAATAGATTTGTCTTTGACTTTCCAAGAAAGCAAAGCACTCAACAGAGACCTCATCATAGGAGGTTACTAATATGTCATATTTCTTTCAAGGTTTTCCAACCATGCAGTACGATGTATTTGCAAATGGAAGACCGGTTGAAGCTACTGATTTATTTAGATCTGTCAGAATTAAAAATAATCTACGAGATGATATATTGCTCTATGAAAGATATCATATTCAAGACGGTGAGAGGCCAGATCACGTATCATTAAAATTATATGGTACTACAGATTATTATTGGACTCTCTTCATGATTAATCCAGATGTGGTAAATTCATACGCTGATTGGCCATGCTCTACGATCGAGATGGAAAATAAAATTAGAGTTAAATATCAAGGTAACGTATTATTGACCGATGAAGACATCTCTACAAAGTTTGTTCGTGGAGAAACACTAAGAGGATCTATCTCTCTAGCGACGGCTAGTATCATACAAAAAGATACTGATAAAGGTATAATTCGTTTATCTCCGACAGGGCAAGTCGGCAACTTTGTAGATGGAGAACTTATAAGAGGTTTGACATCGAACGATCAGATCATTATCAATAGTCAAAGACCGTATCGAGTTGCTGCGAATCATTACGAAGACTCTCAAAGAAATTGGGTAAGGAAAGATTATCCTGGCGCAGTAGGTATACCAAATGATGAACATGAAAGAGAATGGAATGAATTTAAAACAGATATTAGAGTTATTAGGCCAGAATACATCACTCAAGTAGTAGATGAATTTTATAGAATAATTAATCCAGACGCACAATAATGTCATTAGGTAAATTTGACTATTCAGTTGAATCAGTTCAACTAACATCTTCCACTGGGCAAAAGCTCGAGATCAAAGATTTGGTGATATCAATCGATATCTATGAATCACTATTATCTCCATACATTAAAGTAGAGTTGGGTATCACGGATGCTTCTAACTTACTTGAAACAGTTCCGATATTAGGCCAAGAAAAAGTAGATATGGTGTTGTCAGAAGGTAAGGCTAAGATAAAGAAAACGTTTTATGTTGGTTCAGTAGCAAACTACATTCGTGCTAATAATCAGGCTTCGATGTATACGCTAAAGCTTATTACACCAGAACAGCTGATGAATAGTTTGAGATTGGTATCTCATGCATACACAGGTAAAATATCTGATGCAGTGCAAGGTGTCATGAAAGATTATTTGAACAAAGATATTGATGTTACAGAAGATACGGTTGGAAATTACAAACTAGTAATTCCAAATTGGAATCCATATCAAGCAATCGATTGGTTAACAAGAAAAGCAATGGATAAAAATCAAACGCCATTTGCCTTTTATGAAACTTTTACTGGCGGTCATCGTCTGCAATCTTATACGACTCTATTCAATCAAAAGACTTATAATAAGTTTGTGCATAAAGGTGGTACATCAGCAACCACTGATGCTGGACAATTAGCTGCGTCTTATAATGTAGCTATTGAATATGATATCAGAGATTATTCAAACACATATAAGAATACACTTCGCGGAGCTTTTGGTTCTGCTATGCACACCGTAGATATCAGTACAAGATCTTATAAACTATTGAAATATGATTATCTTAAAGACTTTGATAAGAAAGCACATTTAGACAAAGTTCCGTTTATCAATAAAGAATTTAAAGTAGAAAATAAACCTCTCAATGAATATGATTCGGTGCACTACGTAGCGAATAAAAATTCAAAAGCCTGGGGTACAGCTGCATATAATAACTATAATAATGAAGCAGAGTTTACAAAACTAGAAGCGGATGCATATGTTTATCAACTTGGGTTAACAACTCTTAACATGGTAATTCGTGGAAGAACAGATCTATATCCTGGAAAGATCATTGAATTTGAAGTAGATCGTGATAGACCATCAATATACGGCGTTGCTAAGGATAGCAATGAATATATTTCTGGAAGATATTTGGTAATGCACACACATCACAAAATGGTCGATGGTAAATATACAATCATCATGGATGTGGTAAGAGATTCTCTTGGTAAAAAAGTTAAACAACGCGGTGGCAAATAAATTATGAAAAATTACATGAACTGGTTTACTGGTGTAGTAGAAGATCGAGACGATCCACAAGAATTGGGTCGCGTGCGCGTAAGAATATTTGGTCTACACACAGATGACTTATCAAAGATTAGAACGAGTGATTTGCCGTGGGCTCATACGATGATGCCTACAACATCTGCATCTATTTCAGGATTGGGATTTTCTCCAACAGGTTTAGTTGAAGGTTCATGGGTTGTAGGTTTCTTTGCTGATGGTGAAAACTGTCAAGATCCTATAATCCTCGGTTCTATACATGGTTATCCAACTCAAAACGTAAATGATCGCAACGCATTTAAAGACTTTAACGGTAACTATCCTCGTTGGTACAATGAAACTGATGTAAGTAAGGTTGCGAGAAATGAATGGAAAGATCATGTGTCCTATTATTCTCGCTATGCTGAGCAGGTTAAAGGGATAGAAAAAGCTACTAAACCGTATATCCCAACAGTTGTAAGTGACTCCCCAGAAGAGTCCAGGGGCTCATGGGAAGAGCCAGAACCACGCCGTGGAGTTAGAGGAACATATCCATTCGTCCACACATTTGAGAGTGAAACGGGCATCGTCCGTGAGATCGATGATTCTGAAAATAACTCGCGAATCGTTGAGCATCATCCTGCAGGTACATTCTACGAGATATTTCCAGATGGAGATAAGGTAACTAAAGTTTCTGGTGAAAATTACACGATCGTTGTCTATGATGACAACATATTAATTCGTGGAACACAAAATATTACGATTGAAGGCGATCAACGAGTATTAGTCAAAGGTGATTATGTGATGGAAGTTATGGGTGACTATAATTTAAAGGTGCATGGTAATCGATATACTAAGATAACTCAAAATGATGCGATTGAAACCGTTGGTAACTTTAACTTAAACGTAAAAGAAGATTTCCTAACACGCGTTGGTAAAAATCAAATATTATTAATCGATGTAGATAAGACTGAAACTATTGGCGGAAGTTCTTCGTTGATGGTAACAGGAAAAGTAGATAATATATTTTTAGATACGATGAGCACTTTCTCAAATGGCGCACAATCAGTATCAACAAATTCAACACAACAATTCTTATCAAAAGATGGTTTAGAGTTTGGATCTAAAGCTAACTGGAACCTTAAGTGTGATGCAGATCTTACAATCACAACTGTAGGTAAATTTACAATTAATAGCGGTGGCGACTATAAAGTTACTGCTCCTAAAGTGGACTTGAACTAATATGTCACAATCTCCTTGTGGAATTAATGCAGCTCTTGACGAAGCTAAAGCTGGAATAGACAATTTAAAAGAAAAGATTGCCGGTGGATTAAATTCTATCGGTGATCTGGGTTCTGTTGCTGATACGATTAAAAATAAATTGAAGGAAGTAAACGTTCCTAAGCTTGAAAGTATTAATTTAAAAGAAGAGTTGCTAAACCTTCCAAGTTTAAATGCTGAAGAATATGCTGCAAAGGTTGCAGAACTAAAAGCTAAGTTTGGTACAGCAGTTCCTGATCTAGATGCAATTATTGCAAAGATCCCAAAACCCGTTGGATTAAATGCTCAAGGCAATAAAGATATTTTCACTCAACTTAACGATGCTTTAGGCAATGTTGGTGCTGCATTCCAAAATGTTCAAGAGCAACTTAGTTCACTCTCAATAGAATCGTTAACGGCAAGTATATGTGATGAGAAGAAGATTGACCCTATTACTAAAAAGGAAGTTCCAGTTGTACCTAACGTTGAAGTAGTACAAAAGACCATTCCAGATCCAGTTACAAAAGAACCCATTCCAGTTGTAGTAGATCCTGTTACTACTAAAGAAGTTCCAATAACTGAAGTAACCCCTCTTCCTCCTGGAGTTCCTGCAGTAACTCCTGCTCCGGTCTATGAAACTAAACCTCAAGTAAAGCCGACTCCTCCAGTAGTACCACAAAAAAATCCAGTAGTCGAACCTAAGCCATCAACTCCTCCATCTTCTGGATTTACATTCGCATTTACTAAAGAAAAATTAGTGGCAGCTGGTGGTGCAGCAGCAGGTAATTGGTATGAATACTTGAGAGACACATTACCAAAATATAATATCACCACGCCTGAACGTGTAGCTGCATTTGTTGGTAATGTTGGTGTAGAGACTAGCTGGACGCAGATAGAAGAAAGCGTGAAATACAGTGCAGACTTCATATTCACGAAATTAAACCCAGGAAATAAACGATTCGCTACACTTGATGATGCAAGAGCTGCTGTAGCGAAAGGTGCAGAATACGTTGCCAATATCATCTATATGGTTGAGCGCAAGTTGTTAGATCCACAACCAGGTGATGGTTGGAAATATCGTGGCAGAGGTTTAAAACAACTTACGTTTAAAGATAACTATTTAAGAGCATCAAAGGCATTCTTTGGAGATGATCGCCTAGTTAAAGATCCAGACTTAGTTATTAAAGATAAAAATATTGCTGTTGAGACTGGTGCTTGGTATTTTAAGACTAAAAATATTTCTGACTATGCTGACAAGAAAGCGTGGGGAGAGTGTGGTGCAATAGTTAATGCAGGTAAACCTAATGCTGATCCTACGAAAGTAGTAGATTACCAAAAGAGAATAAATGCTCAAGAAAAAGCATATAAAGCATTCACGGCATAATAAATAGAACCATGCGATCACAAAACTTATCAGACTTACCAATAGGCAACCGTCCGGCCAACTCTCAACCTATGAGAGAGCTAACATACGGAGGCAGAGAATCCACGTATGCAGACTTAGATCTACTCTTTAGACCTAACCCTGTGACTGGAGATATAAATCCTCTCCGCGACGTTGATGCAGTTAAAAAGTCTGTGCAAAATTTAGTATTGACCAATTTCCAAGAAAGGCCATTTCAACCAGAAATTGGATCTGGAGTTAGAGGTCTATTGTTTGAACCAGCAGATGATATTACGATTCACAGTATAGAAGAAGCTGTTCGTAGAGTCCTTGCTAACTTTGAGCCTAGAGCTCGTATCCTTGAAGTTGATTCTGTATTCGATGAGGGGTTGAATGCATATAGACTCACACTAGAATTTCAAGTAATTACTACTGGACAAGTAGCAACAACAACTATTGTATTAGAGAGAACAAGATAACATGCCGATCAATGTAACGGAACTAGATTTCTTTCAAATAAAAGAAAATTTAAAAGATCATCTGAAAGGTCTTCAAGCTGGTGGTAAATTTACCGACTATGACTTCGAAGGATCAGGCATGGCTGTGCTCATAGATCTTTTAGCATACAATACACACTATAATGCATTGAATGCAAATATGGCTGTGAATGAGGTCTTCTTAGATTCTGCTGATCGTAGACAAAACATCGTATCGCATGCTAAATTATTGGGTTATATCCCTCGTTCTAAAACTTCTGCATTTGCAACTATCAACATCACAGTAAATAATCCAGCTGGTTCTCCTTCTAGGTTAACACTCGATAGAGGCACAGAATTTACGACGACTATTAATGACAAACAATATATCTTCACAGTCCTTGAAACACAAACGATATCTCCGATTGGAGGAGTGTACACGTTTTCTAATGTCAAGATAAATCAAGGTATTTTAAAATCTACATTTTATGTAGTAGATTCTTTTGATGATTATCAATACTATGAAATTCAAGATTTAAATTGTGATAGAGAAACCATTACTGTTAAGGTAAAAGAAAATATTTCTGCAACTTTATCTGACGTCTATACACTTGCAAAAGATTTTACAAAAGTAAATGCAACATCAAAAGCTTATTACATACAAGAAGCTGTGTCAGAAAGATTTGAAATCTATTTTGGTGACGGCATAACATCTAGAAAATTAGATGCTGGTAATGTTGTAGAGATCGAATGGTTATCTACTGCTGCAGAAGAAGGTAATGGAGCGACAATATTTACTTTGAATGGAAATATTGAAGGTAACACAAATGTTACTATATCAACTGTATCTAAATCTGATTCTGGTTCTGATCGCGAATCGAACGACTCTATTAAGTTTAATGCACCATTAACATACATTGCACAAAATCGAGTAGTTACACCTGATGACTATCGAGCTGCGATCTTAGAAAACTATTCCAATATTGAATCTATCGCAGTCTGGGGCGGAGAACAAAATGATCCTCCTCAGTATGGTAAAGCTTACATCTCTATCAAACCAAAGGATGGAGAAACATTAGATGAAGTTGAAAAACAAAGGATCAAAGATCAGATCTTAAAACCTCGTAACATCGTTTCTATTAGTCCAGAAATCATTGATCCAGAGTATACGTATCTTAAGTTAGAAGTATTTTACAAATACAATCCAGCTCTTACATCTAGAACTGCTGGAGAATTAAAACAACTAGTGACAGATACCATCGCAAATTATAATTCTGCAGACTTACAACAGTTTGATGGCGTGTTTAGACATTCTAAATTGACACGATTGATAGACGCCTGTGATCCTTCTATTCTAAACAGCACAATTAGAGTGTTTATGGTCAAACGCCTGGTTCCAGTATTAAATACTCCAAGACTTTACACTATACAGTTCTCTTCTCCGCTCTACTATACTCGTTCAAATGACAAAGTTATTACTTCGACTTCATTTACATATAATGGAGTAACTTCTTATATACAAGATAGAGCTCAAACAGTGGGCAGTGCTGAACCACACTCCGATAAAGGTGGTACACATACACTTGAATTATATAAAATATTGAACAACACTAAAATCACTACTATATCTGATATTGGTTATATCATCGCTGATCAAGGATTGGTCGTACTGGAGAAATTTACTCCATCAGCCATAAATGGAGATTATATTACCATTACTGGAATTCCAAATTCTAATGATATTGCTCCTAAGAGAAATCAATTGATAAAGATTAATATGGATGATGTTACAGTAACTGGTGAAGTTGATACGATTGCTACAGGTGGTACACCAGCTGGTGTAAACTATACAACCACTCCTCGTCATAAAGAAGATTAAAAAATGCCGTATACCGTTTTAACTGACAGGTTAGGGACTACGAAACCGCAGTATTATGTGTTACATGAAGTAATACCTGATCATCTTCGCTCCAATGAACGCTTCATGGAATTCCTTGAAGCTTATCTAGAGTGGCAGCAATCGACTGTTTATTCTCCTGGTAGTATTATAAACAGATTAGTTGATATTAAGAACATTGATAACGTTGCTGAAGAATTTATACCATATATTCAGCGTGCTGTTGCGGGACCAATTCCAGCCGTCGAAGGAGTTGATCGTAGAAAGCTTTATAAACAGATTATTGATTTATATCTAGCTAAAGGTTCATTACCTTCATATGAAGCTTTATTTAATATCTTATTCCAAGATCAGATAGAACTTTATTTCCCCAGAGTTGATATGTTACAACCTTCCTCTGGAAAGTGGAATGATAGCGATGGAAGATACACTGATAATAATGGATTTTTATCTGATAGAAAATATTTACAAGATAGTTATTATTACCAAGATTATTCATATGTTATCAAGACAAGTAAGTCATACGAATCTTGGAAAGATATAGTTACTAAGGTACTTCATCCAGCCGGTTTTATATTTTTCGGTCAGATTAAAGTAGTTTCTACAGCTTCAGTTGGCCAACAAAGATTAAAGATGAAGTTAGTGCAGATTGGTAGGGTGATTGCTGAAGAAGCAACTAGACCTATCATCTTGGACAAAGTAACTGTTCCAATGACTATAGCCGAAACATATCGCGAGTTGTTGGGTACAGTCATTACTCCAGTCGTTGGAGAAGCAATTGAAGGATTAACATCTAAACCAGCACTTGCACTTGGACCAACATTTAAGCATTTTGATCAGTATAAATTCTTAACTGAAGAATTTGCATCTAATTATGGCGATGTTATACTTGAAGGTCCATGTTTAGGATTGAAGACTAACTTCGTACCAGTGTTAGTTAGAAATGCTATCGATGAAACGTATGAAAATGGTACAACGATATTGATGTCTTCATTCTTGACAGTACAACCAGCAGATTTAGCTGGAAGCTCATATAATGAGACAATAGATTTACTTGATCCAACTTCAGGATCTGATGTTATAGTTGAACTCAACTGATATAAATAGACCATATATTCCTAAGGATTTTAAAAACCATGTCTGCTATTATTACTACTAAATTTCGTTATCAAAACGCTAATACCTTGGTTCAAGGTTTAGCTGGAGAACTCGATGATGTTTACTATCTTGGTATAGGCCGAGCATTTCCTTGGTCTTCTGAATCATCTCCTCCAACACCGACCGATGTTCAATCGACCGAATTTGATGCACAAAGAAATTTATTGGCGCTAAAAAAATTAGCTACTACAAATATATCTCGTGCTATCCCTCGTTATAATTGGATTTCTGGTTCAACATATTCAGAGTATGATGATCAAGATAGTGCTTTGAGCACAAAACAATATTATGTCGTGACTGACGAGTTGAACGTCTATAAGTGTATTAAAGCAGGAATTTCAGGTTCTTCAATCAAGCCAACTGGTACACCAACTTCCATCGGATCAGTATTAGCAGACGGTTATCAATGGAAATACATGTACACACTATCTGGTGCAGACGTTGCTAAGTTTAATACCTCTTCATTTATTGCAGTTAAAAAATTAGAAGCTGATGATGATTCAGTTCAATGGGATGTTCAAGAAGCTGCTCTTCCTGGAGCTATCCAAAGGATTAAAATAACAAGCGGCGGTTCAGGATACACATCTAAACCAACGGTTACAATTACTGGTGATGGAATTGGAGCTTCTGTGATTGCAGCAGACGTTACTCTCACAGGCGGAGTTGTTACAGAAATTATAATGAACTCAGCAAGAGTTGGTAGTGGATACACGACTGCAACCGTAAGTTTTAGTGGTGGAACTCCTACTACTCCTGCAACAGCAAGAGCTATCATCTCTCCAAAGGGAGGTCATGGTTCAGATCCAGTTTCAGAGTTAGGCGGTTTCTATGTTATCATCGACGTTAACCTTGTTGCAGCCGAAGGTTCTGGAGATTTCTTGGTTGACAACGATTATAGACAAATTTGTTTAGTTGCAAATCCACATGAGGTTGACGCAACTGCAGTACGTTTGTTGGGTAAATGGACAGCAAGTACAGCATATATTGTCGGTGATGTTGTTTATTATAACAACTATGCATACGTATGTGATACTGCACACACTTCAGCAGCTACATTTGCTCCAGATGCTGCTAAATGGACAGGACCGAGTGTGGCTTCTGCAGCAACATTAAACGCTCTTACTACGATTGAATATACAGGATTGTCTGGTACTCTTACAGCAGATCAACAAGTTATAGGAGATACTAGTGGAGCGATTGCTTATGTAGATAGCGTAGATACAACAGATAATTTAATAAAGTTTCATCAAAACTCGACAACTGGATTTGGAAGTTTTGAAGAGGGCGAAGCTATTACTATTGGTGGTGCTACTGCAACCATCGCTTCAATAACTGCACCAGAATATGTGCCAATGTCTGGCAAATTAGTATATCTTGAAAATTTATCGCCTGTAAATAGAAACATAAATCAAACAGAAGATATCAAGTTAGTATTAGAACTATAATTCAATTTAAGGCTTTTAAAATATGTCATTAAAGATCTTTTCTCAAGCACCATATTATGATGATTATGATGAGGCAAAAAGATACCTTCGCGTATTATTTAGACCTGCTGTTTCTTTACAAGTAAGAGAGTTAAATCAACTTCAAACATACTTACAAACTCAAGTAGAGCGCGTAGGTTTGCACTTGTTCAAAGAAGGTGCGATGGTTATTCCTGGTCAATCTTCTGTTGATACAAATATCACCTATATAAAGATCGAGAACGAAACCAATGGCATAGACATTAACACGATAGCTAATGAATTGATCGGTTCTACAATAACTGGTCAAACTTCTGGAGTTACTGCTAAAGTTACGACTGTAACTCTTGAAGAACCCAATGAAGATAATCCATTAATAACAGATGCTATAACTTTATTTGTCAGATATACGTCTTCAGGTGATGATAAAGAGACAAAAACATTCGTTGCGGGTGAGTTATTAGTCGCAGACGCAACTACTACTACATCATTAGTAGAAAGAACTGTACAGATCAAATCTGGTTCTGGTGTTCTTGGTAAAGGTACCATCGCAGCTATTCAAAAAGGCATCTATTTTGTAAAAGGTCAGTTTACCCTTGTTACAGATCAAACCCTAGTAATTTCTAAGTATAGTAATACACCAAGTTATAGGATTGGTTTAGATGTTGATGAAAATATCGTTGATTCAAATGATGATAGCACTCTAGCTGATAACGCTAACGGCGTTCCAAATCAAAATGCTCCTGGTGCACATCGCTATCAAATTATTTTAACATTAACTAAATTAGCTCCCGATTCAATACTCGACGACACATTTATTGAACTCATTAGAATTACTGACGGTGTATTACAGTCTAGAGTTACAGAGACAGATTATTCAATCTTAGCTAAGACACTAGCTAGGAGAACATTTGATGAATCTGGTCATTATACAGTTTCCCCATTTAAGGTTGCAGTTCGTGAACATCGTAACAACGATAGAGGCGCATGGAATGGACCAGGTACAACTTATCAGCTTGGTGATATAGTTACATCGGGCGGTAATTATTTTGTAGCTCTTAAGAGCGGTTTATCTGGAGCTGTTGAACCGTCAACACTGTTTGATGCTACTAATCCATATCAGAATTTAAATGATGGTATCATTGACTGGAACTACACAACAAATCCTCCATTTAATAGAGGATACTTAACTCCAGAAAAAGGCGGAGATGAGACAGCTGTAGCAGTTGCTATTGAGCCTGGAAAAGCATACGTTCAAGGCTATGAGATCGAAAAGATCGCTACTGAATACGTGAAAGTACCTAAAGCCAGAACATTCGATCGTATATCAAATGATGCGATTCCTGTATCATATGGTAACTATGTTTATGTTTCAAACGTTTTAGGATTACCAGATTGTTCAAACTTTCCATTAGTAGATCTACATAATCGATTAACTCCAAGTTCTAATCCACAAGCTGCTGGTTCAGGAACTAAAGTTGGTACAGCTAGACTTCGTGGATGGGAATTCCATTCAGGTACACCTGGAACAACCACGGGTGTTTATAAAGCATACATCTTCGATGTTAAGATGGTGAGCGGATACACGTTTGATCGAGATGTAAAACAAATATTCTACGATAGCGGTACAACAAAGACCAATATTGCAGCCGATGTTTATGGTAAGTATACCACCCTTTCAGGTTTTATATCTGCTTCAACTACTACTATCACAGGTTCTTCTGGAACTGCATTCACTACACAATTAAAAGTTGGTGATTACATTAGAACTATTAACTCTTCTTCAACATATGAATTCCGTAGAGTTACAGCAATCACTGATAATGATACACTCACTATCGATTCAGCATTTAGCGGTACTGTATCAGGTGCAGTTTATTCTAGAGTTGGTGCTGAGATCAATGAACCTGGTGGTTTACCATTATTATTCCCGCTTGCATATTCATTTATTAGAAATACACGCGGAGGCACTGGTGATAATGAACAGGCAACCACATATACTACAACGCAACGTTTTGATGCATCAACTGGTTCTGGACAAACATCATTGACATTCTCAGTAGGTTCTGCAACAAGTCCTACTACTAGCGGTTCTGAATTCAATCCTGCGGCAACCACTACAGACTATATCTTGGTTAATAGAACAGATGGTACAATTGAATCTCCAACTGGTATAACACTTCAAAACAACGGTGTGGATGTATTAGTTAGTGGATTAACAGCAAGTAAAGCATACAGCTTACTAGCTCCTGTTCGTAAAGCTGGTTCTCCAGCTCAGGAAAAGAAAAAGACATTAATTGATAATGCGACAGCTGATTTTACAACTCTTGCATCTGTAACACCATTAACACTGTCATTAGGCAAAGCTGATGGTTATAGAATAGTTACTATACGAATGGCCGCAAACTTTACTGCTGCATCATCAAATCCAGCAACGACTACTGATATCACATCTTGGTTTACTTTTGATAATGGTCAACGCGATACTCACTACGATGTTGCTACTATCACACGTAAAGAAGGTTATCCAGTTCCAAGTGGAGCTGTTCGTGTCATATTTGATTATTTTGATCATAGTATTGGTACAGCTGGTGACTACTTTACAGTTAACTCGTACAGCGGAGAAGTTCCATACAATAAGATTCCGTACTATATCTCTTCAACTGGTGTAGTAGCTTTATCTGACGTTATGGATTTCCGTCCTCGTATAGGAGATGCTGGTGTATTATTCTCTGGTACTGGTGCTTCACAAACTGAAATTCCTAAAATTGGTTTCGAAACTTCTGCAAGTTATTCATATTACTTGCCACGTTCAGACAAATTAGCATTAAACATAGATGGTTCATTCTTCTCCGTCGATGGAGTAGCAAGCCTATCACCAGAAGAACCGAAAGATCCAAACTTAGGCATGCTAATTGCTAAGTTGCACATATCAGCTTACACACTATTCCCATCACAGGGTTCTATTCAGATAGAAACTGTCGATACTAAACGATATACCATGCGAGATATTGGTAAACTTGATAAACGCATCGAAAATCTAGAATACTACACAGCTTTATCACTGTTGGAACAAGAAACCAAGTCATTGACCATTCAAGATGAATTAGGATTAGATCGTTTCAAAAATGGTTTCATTGTTGATAGCTTTAAAGGTTCTGACCTTGGAGATACGGGCTCAGTAGATTATCGTTGTGCTATTGATATGACATTACAAGAGTTACGACCATTCTATACAATGGATAACGTTAATTTATTAGAAACAAATCAATCTGATGTAGCTCGTGATGCCGATGGTTATGCATTGACTGGTGATATCATTACATTACCATATACAGAAAGAGAATTAGTTAAACAACAGTTTGCATCTCGCACAGAAAATGTAAACCCATTTGCTATCTTTACTTTCTTAGGAAGTATGTCTTTAAATCCTCCTTCAGACGAATGGTTTGAAGTTGATCGTAGACCAGATATTGTAAATAATCTTGAAGGTAATTTTACAGCTGTACAAACTGCGCTTGAAGCAACTGGTGCATTAGGTACAGTTTGGGGTGCATGGGAAACTAACTGGGTTGGTCAAACACGAAATATCGATCGTTTAGTTGTAACACGTGGATTTGATAGCCGAGATTATGGTCTTGGAGCTGCGCGTTGGTCAGATCGTCGTACATTCACTCAAGCAGAATTGCAAGCTATCGGTGGTGATGCTACTAGCTTTGGTAATGATGCTGCAGGTGCTCGCGTTCTTACATTCCAAACTCAAGCTACAACTGTTGGTCAATCTCGTACAGGTATCCAAACATCTGTTACACCAAGAATCGATTATCAAGTACTCGAAGATAGAGTATTGCAGTCAGCTCTAATTCCATATATTAGATCACGCGATTTACTCTTTGTTTGTAAAGGTTTAAAACCAAATACAAAGCTATTCCCATTCTTTGATGATACCGATATATCTTTATTTGTAACTCCAGCGACAAAGGTGAATTTAACACTTACTGCTGGAACTACAACTCAGTTTAATACTGAAACTAACGTTGGTGGTGCTGCAGAAGAATTTGCTAGACAAGTAGATGGCAAAGCAGAAGTTTCATACAATAAAGGCGATGTAGTTTTTGTTAAACAACGTGGTGCTACAACATATAATACGCAAGCAGTTTCTCCTGGAACTGGTATAGCTGTGTTAGTCGAAAGAAGTACTCAAGCAGAAGCTGAAGCCGTTTATTTGATGAATATCAAAGGTTCTTTCCAAGATGGAGATATCATAAGAGGTTCTATTTCTGGAACAGAATATGAAGTTAATGGAAGCGTAGTAGTAGCTACAGAAGCTGATGATGTTGTAACAAACTTCAACGGTTCAGTTGCTGGTGTATTTAAGATCCCAAATACTGATTCAATTCGTTTTAGAACTGGTGTCAGAGAATTCAAATTAACTGATAGCAACACAGGATCCTTAGACTTCACTACACAAGGTCGTGGTCAATATCGTGCACAAGGTATACTTGAGACTAGACAAAAAACTATCAACGCTGTTAGAAATGCAGAAATTGCAACTCAACAAGTTTCTGAATCTCAAACTACTGAAGTTTATTCAGATGAACGTTTAACTCGTGATAGCGGATGGTATGATCCATTGGCTCAAACATTCTTAGTACAATCCACCGGTGGTGCATTTATTACCAGTGTAGACGTATTCTTTGCAACAAAGGATATTGGCATTCCAGTAACTCTTCAAATTCGTGAAGTTGTAAATGGATATCCAGGTCAACGCGTGTTGCCATTCTCAAGAGTTACATTAACTCCAGATAAGGTTAATATTAATCCAAATACTGGAACCACTCCTACTACATTCAGGTTCGAGTCTCCAGTATTCTTGCAAGATTTGACAGAATACTGTATTGTGTTATTATCTGATTCAAATCAATATAGAGTTTGGATTGCACAACTCGGAGAAAAAGCTATTGGTACAGATCGTTTCATATCTGAACAGCCTTATGCTGGTGTTTTATTTAAATCGCAAAATGCTTCTACTTGGACAGCTAATCAAGAACAGGATCTAAAGTTCACGATTCGTTCAGCTGTTTTCGATATAACACAGCAACCAGTCATTGAGTTTAATAATGAACCGCTTCCTCCAATCATATTAGAGACTGATCCTTTCCAAACTAAGAGCGGGACAGACAAAGTACGCGTGTTTGCTAAAAATCATGCTATGCCAAACAACTCATCAGTCATCATCTCTAACGTGGCTGCAGGAACATATAACGGTATAGTTACTACAGCATCTACAGGTTTAAATGGAACGTTCACAGTCGTAGACAGCGAGATCGACTCATTCGTAATCGATGTTGGAACTAATGCTACTAACAGTGGTTTTGTTGGTGGAGAAAATGTAGTTGCCACAGTTAACGTTGGATACGATGCTGTCAACTTTATCGCTCAGTCTCAAGTATTCTCAGAGACAACATTAGCATTTGGTATGACACCAATCAATGAATCATATAGCGCAGCTTCTGCAGAAACTTCATTGATACCTAACGTAACTACATATTTTGATAATAAGAATATCGTAGCTTCACAGACTAATGAAAACTTATCAGCTCTATCTGGTAACAAATCATTAGTCGTAACTGCAAGATTAACATCTGAGAATGAAAACTTGTCTCCAGTTATTGATACTTCACGCATGTCATTGACAACAATTTCTAATAAGATTGATACGTACACATATTCAACTAAAAATAATGATGATTTAGATTATAAAGTAGTATTGACGACTGCTGGAAATAACGTGTCATACTCAGGAAGTACTATCAGCATTGCGAACACTGGTAGTTTAAGAAGTGATGCGACAGGTATTGCTGTTGGCAAGTACATTGAAATAACTGGAACTGGATCTTCAACAAATAATACTACTGATCCAATATTAGTTACAGCTGTGGCTTCTGATGGTTCTACTATTACTTGTGACCACACATTCACAACTCAAGCTGCAACCACTACTACTATTACCTTATTGGATAACTATGTTAGTGAGATAGCTCCAACAGGTGGGTCTTCTGAATCTAAATATGTTACACGAGTTGTTAACTTAGCAAATTCTTCTACATTCTTGAAGATCATGTTTGGAGCTAACATTCCAGCAGTGACTGGTTCAGACATAGAAGTTTATTACAAGCTATTACCTGCTGGTTCAACTAATGATATTACCAAGTTTAACTTTGTAAAAGCTACTCCTACAGCTAACTTAATTAAGACGTCTAATCGTAATACATTTACTGATGTTGCTTATGAATTAGAAAACTTACCTGCATTCGATGCAGTCGTAGTTAAGATAGTATTCAAGACTGGTAATTCTGCTCAAGTACCTAGAGTTAAAGATCTAAGGGTGATTGCCTGTGCTTAGTGAAAAGGTTTTGATGAAAGTAGAAAATGAAACAGGGTTATATCGAGACCCTGTTTCAAAAGTTGTAATAAATAAAGATGACATTTCATATAATAAGTATTTGCAAAATAGACAAAGACTAATTAATGCACAACAACAAGTTGAAAAGAATACTACTGATATCAACGATATCAAAAAAGAAGTAAGTGAAATTAAAAGCATGTTAGTTACTATTCTTGCTAACATTCAAAAATAGAGAGATATAAATGGCAGCTATCAACGTAAATCTAACCGACACCTTTAATGGGTGGAGACTAAAAACTAATCAGATTGGTGACTTCGTAGGAGACACGGCTGGATTATTAACTGATGCAACGAATGTAGTTGCAGCGATTAATGAAGTAAGATCTGCAGGACCTCTTGATGGTGTTATCTCTACTGATGGTAATGAATTCAAAGTAAACGTAGATTCTGCAGACACATTCGAACTTGTATTAACTGCTGCTGGTAACTTAACTGTTACTGGAGAAATGACGTCTACTAAATTTAACGGTCCTCTTACTGGAAACGTTACTGGTAACTTGACAGGTAATGTTACTGGTAATGCATCGACTGCTACAACATTACAAACTGCTCGCACAATCAACGGTGCTTCTTTTAATGGTTCTGCAAACATTACATTTACTACAGATGCTACAGCAGAAGGTAGTACTAACCTTTATTTTACAAACGCTCGCGCAAGATCAGCAATAAGCATTGCTTCTACTAATGGAAACATAACATATAATTCTACTTCAGGTGAATTTAGTTTAACTAATGCTAACGTAGTCGCTGCGTTAGGTTATACTCCATGGCATTCTGGCAATGATGGAGCAAGCTCTGGTCTTGATGCTGACTTATTAGATGGTATGAATAGTGCTACAGCTGCAACTAATTCTACTATCGCAGCACGTGATAGTTCAGGCAATTTAACAGCAAACGTGTTTAATGGTGTTGCAACATCAGCTAGATACGCCGACTTAGCAGAAAAATATACAACCGATAAAGAATATCCAGTTGGAACTGTCATGGTGGTTTCATTGAGTACTGAATCAGAGTGTACAGCTTCTTATGCTCCAGGTCAAATCGCAGTTGGTGTAATTTCTGAGAAGCCAGCATTCTTAATGAATAAAGATGCTGATGGTCAAGCGATTGCTCTTCGCGGACGAGTTCCAGTTAGAGTTATTGGTCCAATTGCAAAAGGACAAACAGTAATCGCCAACGTCGATGGTAGAGCAATCTATGGCGTATTAAATCCTGTTGGTGTAGCTCTTGAAACAAATCAAGAATTTAGCGAAAAATTAGTTGAGTGTGTGATACTATAATGAATCATGAAGACGTTTTCTTTGAGTTTATTGTACAACATGATATTTTAAAAAATTATTTCGGTGAAAAACCGAGTGTACAAAAATTAATTGGTGTAGTTGGAGATATTGATATCCCAGAAACTACGAATGCAGTGCTTATTGATCCAAATTGGGATGCTATTTATGAAAGCTTTATTAATTTAGATCATAATCTAGAATCTATTGCGTATATTAAACCATTGGTAGAAGCATTCGACTTAAATCAAACACAAACTTATATTGATAGTTTAATTAAAAAAATGATTGCAAGAGGAATATCAGCTGAGAAAGTATATGTTCGTATACCTGAATTTGCAGATAAATCTTTTTATGACGAAGTCATAGGGGTATAAGATGGCACAAGACTCAAGATCTCCTAAGGCCAATATATTTGCTGATAATAGTCCAATTGCCGGACTAAGAAATAATATTCAATCAGGAAATAATATTAATGCTTCTGATATTACTTCATTAATTAACTTAATCAATAGTTGGTTAGGTCATTACCATACCTATGATGATGCATATCAATTAGCAACATTTGGTAATAATGGTGATCGGGGAAATTATTATGAAGATAAGAATACTGCTAGTATTGGTGGATCAATACCTGGTATATCTCAAGGTGATAAGATCTTTGCAGATAAACATAATGACATGAGAAATAAAATTAATACACTTGGAAATCATAATCATACGATTGATGATCGTACTGGTTAACGCAGTAAGTCACGATCTTCTACGACTCGGCTTACTTTTTCTTTTAATTCATCAAAATATTTATCAGTAGCATTTAGTGGTATCAATCCGCGAGCGATAGCATCATACTTAAATGTAGTCAATTGAAGATCGTGTTTAAGTGCTACTGAAGCAAACCTCACGCCAACATCTCGGCGCCACTTCCTAGATTTCATATCAAAAGCAAAGAAGTTACCAACTTGTCTAGTTGAGGTAATGTCATGCTCGCTCACCAGCCATGATAGAAAATCTTCTACCAAATCACAATTATTAAAATCATTTTCTTCATAAATTAATAATGCTTCATTTGCTGCTGCTAATCCAGGTACTGATCCACTATTTGTCCAACCATGTACGATCCATTCATCTTGTAATATATGCCAAATATCATTGTGGATAGCTACGGCTGAGAGGGGCATGTAACCTGCAGTAATACTTTTTGATAGTACTATGAATGTTGGTTCTATTGGAATTGATGTGTAGTAGAATGAATTGCCAGTCTTAAAGAAACTCGATGCAGATTCGTCTAATATTAGATGGATATCATTTTGTTTACATATCTTTTCAAGTTCTTCCCAAAATGTATAACTACATTCAAACACTCCAGACAAATATGTGAATGGTTCTATTACTATGGAACTAACTCCCGACAAGTCTAACATTTCAAGCTCGTACAATGTTTGTTGCCCATCATTACCAAATGGAGATGACAACTTTAAATTATCTGGCCAATGGGGTAAGTGTTGTCCTAAACCTCCCAAATCACTGATGGATCCTGTCAACCATGTAGATCCATGGTATGATCCCTTAAACGTAACTATCTTTTTCTTATCGCTCTTTTGTTTTAATCGTGTCATATATGACAAACGTAAAGCCGTCTCAATGGCATCTGATCCAGAACTTCCAAAGAAAAACTTTTCATGCTTCGGGAAATAGTAGGATAGACGCTTAGAATACTCTGCGCCAATCTCGGCTAACATAGCATTATTATGTCTACTGAACGGTAATGACTTGGATGCCATATAAATAGCATTGGATATTGAATGTTGAGAGTAACCCAAGTTGCAGTTAATATTGCCGCATTGGGCATCTAGGATCCGCTGACCAGACTTCGTAATCAAATGGAAGTCCTCAGCGGAACTGATGATTAACGGTTCAAGATCTGAGTGATTGGTGTAAGGTAGTACGTAATTATAATTAAACATGGAGATGTCATGAAACCTATAGTATTTTTTCAATGTGGTCAAACAAAAAGTACCCCATGGTTAGATGCTATCCAAACATGGAATTCTGATTCTGATATAAAAGGTTTTTGGGTAAACCCTAAGGAACCACAATCTTATCTATATCATTTCGATAAGAAGGACAATAAGATTGTATTTAATAAGAATAGAGGTCATGTAGATGGTTACGACTTTGTATTAACAAAGCAATTTGTGCAACCTTCGATGGAGATGAATAGAGCAGTCACTAAAGGCATCGATGTAAACTTTGTAATTGAGTGGCTTGATAAAAATCAAGAAAAGTCACTTGGCTTTGGTACATTTATGAGTGGTGGTTCTCATAACGATATCATACAAAACAGCGTATTCTATACTCGCAATCCTTGGATGGGTGGTCACATATATGATATACAAAAAGAAGAATTCATAACTACTGATGAAAATAAACACATCAGTACAATAACGTGGTTTTATGCGTACAAGATGAAGAATGCTCCGATCTATCTTGTGGTTTTTAACCCGTCAACTATTGTTTTGGGTGATGAAGTAGAATTCGAAACAGACAAAGCAAGGTTTAGAAATCTAGATGCACATATGGGAGATTTCGCTACTCAGTTCTTAAAGCCAAAGATGAGTAAGAATGCATATCCATTAGAAGATAGATGGTATGTAGTACGCGGAGAAGAATTCGAGTTTGATGTTGGTGCATTAGGTATCCTTCGTCAAGCACTTGATGAAAATTTAGATCCATCATTGATAAAGGTTGCAAGCGATTTTGATATCATCAACCTGGGGTCTAATAAATATAAAGCACGATTTAAAAAAGGTCAACAAAGTGGTTATATCAGTCTTCGATTAAATACTGGTAATACCATGGATTGGACGTTTATTAATAGTGGAAACCGTTTAGTATATAATATAACTATATCTAAACATTACGAAGAGGTTTAAAATGGGTGTAGAAAATACGAGCGATTTTAATACTGGATCAACGGTCCCAGGTACAAAGGCAGTTGAAGATACTATTTCAGCTGATACTTTTAGGCAAATGCTAGATGTGCTAGAATCTCTAGCATCTCACAGCCACATATTTTATGATGATTATAACACTGTCTGCGAATGTCAGTGTGCTTGCGCTTGTGGCCGTGGGACTGTATGAAGACTATTTGGTTAAAAACCGAAGCTCAAAGACAAAGACAAGAAGATCATAAAGCCTCAGTTGTTGAGACTGATGGACAATTTCAATTCCTTAGTGAAAAGATTATTACACCAAAGGGATTGGATAAGATTAATAAATTAATCTCTGTAGTTCCTAAAGAAACAGAGACTATTCTTAATATAAGCAATACAAAATATCTGTTCAGTGAATTGAAGCAGATGAATCTTATATTAACTAATGCATGTAATTTATCATGTTCTTATTGTTATGAGCAGCATAAGAAAGACTTTGGTAGGTTTACCAATGAGTCTCTCTTAACTGCATATCGATTCTTAAAAGATGCAAACACTAATCAAAAGAAAGTATTTCAATTCTTTGGCGGAGAACCTTTAATCCACAAAGATATCATCTTAGATTTCCTACGCAAGAATAAAGAAGAGCTAGAACTTAACTCACGTGGAGAGAGTAATACTGTTATCGGTATCGTCACCAATGGGTTATTATTAAGTCAACCTCTTGTTGAAGAATATTTCTCGCACGACTTTACATATATGCTTATCTCGCTAGATACTGATAAGGCTGAGGTCGATCATAGAGAGATCGGTCAAGAGAAGATAAACAAGCTCATGGATCAGATCCAAACAATCCCAGAAGAGCCAAAATTTCAGAAACGAGTCACTGTACGCTGTACTCTTGCCAGAGAGAATGCACCTTACTTTGCAGAGTTTGTTGATAATTTGTATAAGCGAGGAATTAGACGTTTAGTAGTTCATCCATTGATATTAGATTCTGCAAGAGGATTCATTCAATGGAGTGAACAAGAATGGAATACTCTCCACAATGACATATTAAAATCGCTTGATAAGTATGAAGACTTGCAAATCCATTTTAGTGAGGGTGTTGGAAAGAAGGGCGAAGAGAACTGTATGATCGGTTCTGATATGATAGCGATTGATGCCAGTGGAGATTTTTCTGGTTGCTACTTCTTCACAAATCAAAAGGGTGGGCCAACATCAGATACTATATTGGGTAATATATTTAATGATACGATCTATATAGATCGTTATAAACACTTCCAAAAAGAATATGCTAAGATGTTCGAAGAGGAAGAGCAGTGCAAGACTTGTGATTATAAGAATGCATGCTATCAGTGTCCAGCGGGCAACTTAGATACTGGTACGCGTATGTTCAGACCAGATGACATGTGTCAAAAGATTGTTAAGCTTTATGTAGATTTACAAGAAGATATCGCCAAGAAACAATTTAAGATTAAATATGATACATTAGTCCGTGCATTGCACACTGAAGGGTACGAACAAACATTCCTCAAAGCTATCAGCTATATGCTATTCTACTATGTCTATCAGTATCATCCATCGCTCGATAAAGTACACAATGATCTCGTTAATAAGTTTAAAGATCCTCAACGATTGTTGGGTTTTTGGTTAGAGATTATGGAAGGTAAGCATAAAGAACTGGATAAAGTTAAACCAGAAGAGTTCCTTGATGCTATAGAACATTTAATCGGAGATAAGCAAGTAAGTATCGACGATTTTTATTATCAAATTCTAGCTAAGAGAAATATGCCAACTGGCAGAATAGTTAAAGTACAAAACCAGATGCAAGAAGTATTTTTCTTAGCATTACTTCACGTATTGATATTAGCCTCTGATGACCGAGCCTTAGATGATGCAATCAGCTATAAACTTTTACAATAAGAGAGAAAAGCCTCTTAATAATGTTAAGATGCTTATCATCTATCTTGGAAACAAGTGCAACTTTGATTGCGTATATTGTGATCGAGGTTATATAGAATCTCTTGGTGGTCAATCCTTAAACGGCAATACAACTCAAGAGTTGCAAGAGTTTTTCTTGTGGGCAGAAAGACAAGAAAATAAAGTTGAATGGGTATCTTTCCATGGTGGTGAACCGCTATTATTTGCAAAACGCATGGAACAATGCCTAGAATGGTTGATGCCTATCGCCGAGCGCAATGGTTGGAAGGTAGGAATGACAACCAATGGTTCTTTAGTTAAAGAGAACAAGCATATATTTGAAAAGTATTCTGGTAAACTTGGTGCAACTATTAGTTATGATTTTATGTTCCAAGAAGAGAATCGCGATAAACTAAATGTTATAGAAATGGCTGAAGTATTAAATCAGCATTGTTTTGATTGGAAATGGCAGTATGTCTTGCCTGTTGAAGATAGACGAGCATTCTCGTTTGAAAATATACAATCTATAGTAGATACGTGTTACAACACTGGATGTAAGACTGTAAACATTATCCCCCTTAGACATCACCGCGGCGAAGAGAAATTTGATGTTATCATAGATCGAATAAACTTGCCGCAATTCTTTGGTGCATTTCTTGAGTTTATTCAAATATTATACATTAAGAAATTAAATATTTTCATTGATGGTAATTATGACAAGATTGATAAAGCATATTTTGCAGAACATAATAAACTAATATTATCTCCTGACGGTTATTTGTATCCAGAATTTGATTTCTTAGAATATAAAGTTGAGAATACACGCATAGGCAAATGGCAAGATGGAGTCGAAGTTTGGCAACCTCGAGGCGATGAAGGTAGAGTTAATGAATCATGTCTCAAATGTCAACAAAAAGCAAGTTGTGGTTTAAAATACCTTTATAAGTTATTTGATAAACAACCTGAAGGAAGTTGTAAAGATTTCTATAAGTTCGTTGATACTGCTATAATGCACAATGCAGAGCTTAAGAAAGAAAAAACATTGTTCCATAGGATTGGTATAGATAATCAATTCAAGGTGAATATATGATAACTGAAGATTTTGAAAAAGCCGAGAATCTACACGAGTACTGGTTAACACAAGATGCATTACATCCAGTTAACTATGATGTCTATTTTAGTTTGGGTACAAGATATTATTGCGCTGCTGGTTGCAAGATATGTTATATCGATAAAAATTTTAAAGGTATTAAGCCAAACTTAAACACATACTTCCCAAAGATAACACAAAAACATGAAGATATGTGGCAAGAGGTATTCTCTCATTTCTTAGTAGTTCGTACTAACGATGATATGCTTTTTCTGAAATTAAACTATCCGGATGCATATAGATGGTATCAAGAGAATGCCCATAACTTAGAATATTGTTTTACAGATAATGCTATTTTTAGAACAGCAAAAATATTAGACACCATTAAATTTAAATCTTTAGCTAATATTAGCATTAGTTCAACGTTTTTAAAATCAGTAAATCCAAAGAAATTAATTGATGCATTAGAACGGTTGAATGATAAGTCTCCTATCTTAAAACTTAAGTTTATAGATGATGGATATCCTGAGTTATTTACACCATATATTGAACTTGCAAATAAACATAATATGGATAACATTGTTCACCATAATTTCTTAGGTCAAAGAGAAGTATTAGAACATGAATGGGCGCAAGAACAAACAACTTGGGTCGATAGCGATGAACAGGGTTTAATGCAGATTTATAGGGAATCTGTGCATCTTTATTTTGATCGTTGGTATTATTCTAGTGATGACGCAAGTGATTTAAACGAAGAAGCATTTCATCAAGTACAAGATAGCTTTGATAGAGAAGCATTCTTAACAGATCTTTTACTTGGTAAACAAAAAGCATATAGCAAATGGGCGAATAGGACGAAGAATCCTAAATTTAAAAAATATTTCAATCTTGTTGCTGATTATAATATCAATCGCAATTTTAATTTTATCCCAGGATTGATGATCCCGCCATATAGTAAATACTGTTATAAATTATTAGAAAATGGATGGGCGAAGACTAAATTTGGTTTAGTCAAGCCTAATTGCGGCAATATCGTACCAATTATAGGCATAAAATGAGCTTTAGTAAATTTCAAACACAATCTGGTAAAGTATTCTATTATAGAAACTTGGATAACAGTCTTCATAATGATAAAGGCGAGATCCTATCTTTGCCTCCCAAAGAAGGTTATGAATTCTTTGAAAATGTACAACATAACTTTGGTGTACAACACAAGACAAATAAGCCAACTGCATTACGAATCCTTTTAGGACATGCATGTAACTATTCATGCACATATTGTATGCAAAAAGATATTGGTAATCCAGATGAGAGACCACAAAACTTCTGGCTTGAATCATTTGTAGAATCCATAAACAAGTATCTTGACTTAGAAAACTTAGAACGTATCGAACTTTGGGGCGGTGAACCGTTTCTATACTGGAATGACATGGTGCCAATCATGAAGTTACTTGATGGGCCAGGACGTCACTTCTACATTTCTACAAACGCATCTCCGTTGAGGCAAAAGCATGTTGACTTCTTTAAGACTTTAACAGCAAGCGTCATGATGGGTATTTCACATGATGGTCCAGGACATGAAAGACTTCGTGGTGAAGATATCTTTGGTAGAAAGAGTGTTGTAGATGTCATCAAACAATTTGATGACATGAGTCCTAAAGTGCAATATAGTTTTAATCCTGTAGTTTCTGCTACAAACTTCGATCTCTTTGAAATTAATGATTATTTTAAAGCTATAAAAGATAAATTGGGATTAAAACATGCAAGGATTAGTTATATTCCTGCACGAGTTTATGATGATACAGACTCTAAAAACTCAGCTGAGCATGTCATCAAAGGCGATGATTTACCCAAGTTTAAAAAGATAGTTAATGACTATATTAAAGCTGCTATCAAACAATTGAGAGAGGGTGGAGATCGTATCTTAAACTCTAATGTCATTGATGGAGATGCTGGTGTTCTTAAGTATGCTGCTTTAACTCGACATCAAATACCCATCACAATGACTTCAAATTGTGGAGCTGATGCTGCTGACATTCTTTCTATGGATATCATGGGACAAGTTAGGTTATGCCCACACACCTCTGAGAAATTTAAAGGAGGTCATATCAAAGATATCAAGAGTGTTAAGATCATACAATTAGATTTAGATAGAAAACACGAGCATTGTTATACATGTCCAGTTAGAAGACTTTGTAAGTCTAGTTGTCCTATTAAGTTTCCTGATGAAGTATTTTTGCATAATTGTAGAGTAGAAAAGATTTGGTATTCTGCTATCCAACAAAACGCATTCTCATTATTGTTTAATGAACCTATAGAATTATTAGAAACTGGATTAAATGAAATTAGACCTAAAGAAGATACAAGAGCACCGATCTCAGCTTGAGAATCATTCTCTTCTTGTAACTAATACTATACAATCTATTGAAGATCTTAGAATCTTCATGAAATACCACGTCTTTGCGGTATGGGATTTCATGAGTCTATTAAAAACTATACAACACAATGTAGTGCCAACTAGTAATATATGGCTACCAACTCCTGGCACAAGATCTGATATTGCTAGGATGATCAATGAGATAGTTCTTTGTGAAGAGTCTGATATATCTCCAGATGGTAAATCATCTATAAGCCATTTTGACTTATATTTACAGGCAATGATGGAAGTAGGTGCTGATACAATGCCCGTTAGAAATTACCTGGATGCCGTTAGTAAGTTCAATTCACATATAGAATGTGAGTATGTTCCAAAAGCCTCTATGGATTTTGTAAAAACTACTTTTGATGCTATAAACATGGGACCTCATTGTGCCGCAGCTTCATTTTGTTATGGTAGAGAGTCAGTAATTCCAGCAATGTTTAAAAGGTTACTTAAACAGATCGATATATCAGAAACTGATGCTCCTAAGTTTCATTATTACTTAGAAAGACATATACAGGTCGATGGAGATAGCCATGGACCCATGTCAGAGCATTTGGTTAATTATTTTTGTAAAGATGATCCATTCTTAATTCACGAGGCTGAACAAGCCGCAATTAAAGCCATTAAAGCCAGAATTAAATTATTTGATGACATAGAATCGCAACTCATATAAATAAAGCCAGAATAACTCTTTTTTGGATTTTGCTATAAATGTCTCAGTTAGTTAACCTAGTTATAGACCAAGGCTCAGACTTTGTGGCCACATTGGATATCGAAGATTCTATTGGTACGCCCATTGATCTTGGTCCGTATACAGTTCGTGGTCAAATTAGAAAAACATATACATCTTCTACCGCAGTGAATATTGGTTGTGCAAAGACAACCAACCAGGGCGAAGTAAAGTTGACATTAACTGCAGCACAAACAAGTGCTATGCGAGACGGTCGTTATGTTTATGATATAGAAATAGTCCATTCGACCTTGGGTACAGTTATCCGAGTCGTTGAAGGGCAAGTAACAGTAACACCAAGAGCAACTCGACCTTAAGGGATTTGTAGATGTCTACCGCATTAAGATCAAAGATTAAACTTGATACACCAGTTACAGTACGTACATTTGCTTTAGGTATTACGTCACTTAACTTATTAGACTTAAATGATATTGATGCTACAGAATTGGAAGATGGAGCAATGATGATATATGATGCTGATACTGCAAAATTTAAACTAACAGCTACGGTTGATCACCCAAGATCAAAGGTTAAAATCATCGGAGGAAAGTACTAAACCATGGCAACCATTATTAAAATTAAAAACTCGGGTACAAGTGGAGTTCCAAGTACACTTGCTACTGGTGAGTTAGCATATTCTTACTTACAACAATTACCAATTCAAGGTGTTGTAAGCACTAACGGCGGAGATCGCCTATACATTGGTACAGGTACTGAAGTTGCCGGTGAAGCCACTGATATCGTTCATATCGGCGGTAAATATTTTATGGACATGTTGGATCATGAGAACGGCGTCCTAAGTCCAAATTCTGCAATTATTACCGATTCTAATAGTAAAGTCAATCAACTTAACATTGATAACCTTCGTTTAGATGGTAATACATTATCTGTTACAGAAACTAACGGTGATTTAAACCTTCAAGCTAACGGTACAGGTACAATTAGTTTTAATTCTGACGTTGACTTAACTAACATCAACGTTGATACCATCAGCTCTTCAAGAACAGATGGAAAAATCTTTATTGAACCATCTGGTACTGGTTACTTACAGATATCTAGTACGAACTCTATCAGAGTTCCTGTTGGTAATACAGCAACTCGTGATGCATCACCTCTTGCAGGTATGTTCCGCTTCAACACAACAACAAACGTGTTCGAAGGTTATGACGGTATTGCATGGAACGCTATCGGTTCTCGTTTACAAGATATTGATGGTAACACATATGTTTCTCCAGAAAATTCTCCTGGTTCCAACAATAACCAATTACGTATGTTCACCGATGGTCTTGAAAGATTGCGTGTTGACAGCAACGGTTCATCAAAATTCTCAGCTGACTTGACAGCAGCAACACCAGTCGGTACACAGATCTTAAACAACAAGATCTCTACATTTGGTACTGACATTCTTTATTTAGATCCAAGTACAGGTGCTTCAAATACTGGTTCTGTTGTTATTGAAGGTAACTTAACAATCAAAGGTACTACAACAACAGTATCTTCAGCATCAGTCCAATCGAATAATCCTACCCTCATTTTAGGTATGCAATCTAATTCATCTGGTGAAGAGACTGCACTCACTGCTCCAGACGGTTTAGATAAAGGTTTGGAATTTAGATGGCATAATGGTACATCTGCTAAGTCTGGTTTCTTTGGTTATGACACATCAGCAAATCGCTTTACATTCATTGAAGATGCAACAAATACGAACGATACCTTCTCTGGTACCGCATCAGATGTTCGCTTTGGCAACGCATTATTAACAGAACTATCATTCTCAACATTTACTGCTAATGCAGTGCCTTGGGTTGATGTAAATGGTGATACTGGCTTTATTACTGGTGATGGTACTAGCTTATATAACGGCGGTGATACAACTGGCCAAGTATTACAGATGAATGCATCTGGTCTTCCAGTATTCTCGCATATTGATTGTGGCACATATTAATTAAATTATTAAGGATATATTATGGCAATTGAAGCAAGTCAAGAATTTGTGAATAAGTTTGTAGAGCGTCAGCAACGAGCGATCGCTGATCTGATGAATAAAGTCATCTTATTAGAGACACAATTAGCTGTTGCTCAAGATAGAATAGCTGTCTTAGAAGCCAGTGAAAAAGAAAAAGAAGAAGTTAAAGAATAATGACAAACGGTACAATAGTTCAACTTCGTAGAAATAATACTCAGGATGCTGTGCCTGATGGTACAGTCTTGTATGAAGGCGAAGTTGCTATTAACACATATAATCGTAAACTTTATACTCGTGTAGCTGATGGTGAAGAAGTCGTTGAAGGTATCCCATTTGGCATATTGGAATCAAATGCTAAGGGGTGGAATCATGCGACTGAAACTACAATTGTATTAGATTCATTTGATGTCACATTATATAAGACAGCAAAATATTTCGTTGAAATACAAAGTAGTGGAGCAACAGCACAACCCTATTATCAAGCGATGGAAGTCATTGCTATTACAAATGGAGTTGATGCCTTTGTTACAAGATACGGTGTAATAGACACCAATGGTGAAATAGCAACTGTTACTGTTGATATTATGAGTGGACAATTGAGGCTAAAAATTACAAGCACTCCTCTGGCTTCCAATACTAATTATCAAGCTAAATTTGTCCGCGTCATGCAGCAATTATAAATAGAATAATATGACAACGACTAATAAAGCATTCACAATCAAAGACGATTTTATCGTTGATAACGCACCAGGGCGATCATTCGTCATTCCTTATGGGACTGGTTTTGAAAGACCTGCTGCTCCTATAAAAGGAACTATGCGCTACAGTGATGATTCAGAAGTATGTGAAATCTATAATGGCACAGAATGGCAAAACGTAGCTCAAGTCGGCGAATCAGTTACACAAGCTGGTGCAGAAGAAATTGCATTGGTTCAATCTATTATTTTTGGATAAGACATGGCATCAGTAAGTAATATTACAAACAAAGTAATAAAAAATTTAGGTAAGACTGAACAAACTCTTATTTCCACAAGTCCTTCACAAAAAGGAGCATGTGTTGGTTTAAGCTTAGCAAATGTTACTAATAACATTGTAAAAGCTTCAGTGTATCTTACAGATGCTACATCTGTAAAAGGACACTATATTAAAGATTTAGAGATAGCACCACAAAGTAGTGCTAGGATTATCAATGGTGGAGAAAAATTACTTTTAGCTCCATCTAATACTGTAAGCATAGTATGTGATACGACTGATGGATTAGATGTAATATTCAGTTTAGTTGTTATAACATACTCATAAGGTTAATATGACTACTCCATATATCTTAGGCAAATCTGTAGAAGAATACAATAACCCTTCTGCCACTTACTTGTATGCGCTTAGACGTACAGAGGATGGCGATTTATACTTACTTAAAGTAAGTGATGCTGATCCGAATGCAGATTTTCAATTATTTGGAGAAGAAGTCCCAGCTGCTTTTGATGATTATCAACTCGGTGATGATTTTTTTAATGGTAGAGGCGAAGATCACGAACTATCATTTAGTTCTGCGGATGTTAAGTATGAGCAGTGGAAATGGGTGAATGCCGAACAAACATACTACATCGATTCAGATGGCAATTTTACTTTAGATACAAGTAAACTACAATTATCAGAAGTAGAAGATATTCAAATCCCGACGGGTCACCAACAAACATTCACTATTGTTGGTGAAAATTATAACATTAATTTATATGATAAGTTGATTTCTATGGGATGGAATGGTTTATCTGAAGCGATAGTTACGATTAATGGAAACATTGGATCTACACATCCAACTAAACCAGCATTGACTATTGATAAACAATTTAAGAATGGTGTAAGCATCATAAATAATGGTAATATTATAGGTTGCAATGGTAATTTACAAAATGATCCTGTGGTTAATAGGTATAACGGATATGCAATACTTATAGAAACTACGGTTGAATCATTTACAAACACTGGACTTATGAAGGCTGGCGTATTCAATAGCCAATACGCAAATGTATTTAGAGGATACACGAATATAACAACATTCTCTAATACCGGTACTTGGATAGGTTACGACGATTAATAATAGCATTTAACTGCAATTCAAAGGAAATAACAAATGGCAGAGTTTAAATTAGGTAGACTTAAATTCGTATGGAAAGGCGCATGGACGACTGCTGCTACGTATGTGAAAGATGACATCGTACGACACGGCGGAAAATCATATGTGTGCGTACAAGGACACGTGGCTGCGGCAACATTATACGCAGATTCTGCCAAATGGCAATTAATGAACGATGGCTTTGAATGGAAAAACGTATACACAAATGCAACATACTATAAAGTAAACGACATCGTTGCATATGGTGGATCATCATACATCTGTACAACAGCACACACCGCAACCGCAACACTAAACCCAAGTTACTGGGACATCTTCGCAAAAGGTGTTGAAGTAGAAGAATCTTGGGATCCAGCAGTAGAATATCAAATTGGCGACGTAGTTTCATACGGCGGTTATACTTATTATGCACTAGAAGCAAATGATAACGTTACACCAACATCTGATGTTACTATATGGAGACCTTTCGTTGAAGGTCTAAACAATCGCGGAGATTGGATTGCATCAGGTTCTGGTGTATTACCATATAAGACAGGTGATCTAGTTCGTTACGGCGGCAATCAATACTTATGTACAGCTGACGCTACTACAGAAACTCCATATGATACAGGCCATTGGGAACTATTCAGCGAAGGCTTAGAATGGTCAGGTAACTGGACAAGTGGTACAGCATACAAGTTAAATCAACTTGTTAAACAAGGTACAAGTACTCATATTTGTATCCAAGCACACACTGCATCATCAGGTAACTCTCCTGCAGCAGATACAACTAACACTTATTGGCAAGTACTCGCTGACGGTTCTGCCTCAGCTGTAGTTACTACTCGAGGCGATATCATCTATCGTGATTCTAGCGGTGCAACTCGTCTACCTATCGCAGCTTTAGGATCATCACATACAGATCATGATGGATCTACACATCAAAGCCAACCTATTTTAGTAGTAAATCCTGCTGGCACAGAACCGGAATGGTCATTAACTGCACACCTTGCAGCTGAAACGATCCATCTTCAAGATCATGTGATCATCGGTGAGACCGCTGGAACAAGTGCATCAGCTTCTATCTTCATCGGTGAAGACGCACAGCTTTATCTACAAGACGATCATCAATATGCTGGTTATGTTGGCTTAACAGATGTTAAGTTCTTAGCCGTTTCTGACGTTGATGCGTTTGGTCAAATCGCTCTTAAGAATATCAATGATGGTCCTGCAGCATCTACAGACTTGATCTGCTACACAGATGACGGTGACAACGATTCAGGTTGGATCGACATGGGTATCACATCCTCTGGATTCGATATCACCTCTGGATATGGTATCACTGACGTTCATGACGGATACTTGTTCATGAACGCTCCAGTTGGTTCAACTGGTCCTGGTAACTTAGTCATCGCTACTGGTGAAAACGGAGTTGAAAAAGACATCGTGTTCGTTACAGGTGGTTTCGATCCGACAACAAATACAGACGCAGAAAAGATGCGTATCATTGGTGAAAGCAGAAGCGGAGCAGTATTCACTGGCTCAATCGCAGATAACGTATTAACAGTTACAGCTATTGCTAGCGGTGGACCTATCATATTTGATGGTACAAAGACAATTACTGGTACAGGTGTCGTCAACGGAACTACTATATCATCTCAACTCACAGGAACTGCTGGTGGAGTTGGAACATATACTGTAGATCAACGTCAAACTCTTACATCTAGGACTATCACACAACAAAAAGATCCAGCTGGTATTGAGGTTTATATCAATACAGCTTCATATAACCCATTCACTGGTGCATTAAGAGTACAAGGCGGTGTTGGATTACAAGGTAACTTGAACCTAGACGGTGAGATCCAAGCTTATGGTGGTGCTATCTATCAAGGTCGTGATGGAGAAGTCACAGCTAAACAGCTTACACAAGATGACACAGTATACGCTGGTTATGTTGGTCTAACCGATGCATCTGCAGTATTTACTGGTCACGCAGATTCATTCGTACAAGTAGCATTGAAGAACTTTAATAGTGGTACAGGTGCTTCTACAGACATGATCGTATATTCATCTAACGGAGACAATGACTCTGGTTGGATGGATATGGGTATCACATCTGAGAACTACAACGATCCAACGTTCACAGTTACAGGTCCTTCTACTGGATACATCTTCATGTCAGCACCAGCAGGTACATCATCTACTGGCAACATGTTGATTGGTACAGATAATACTGGAACACAAAACGATATCGTATTCTTTACAAATGGATTTGATGCTGGTAATGAAAAACTACGAATCATCGGTGCAGCAAGAGCGGGTCATGCTGAAGGCGTAGAGATCTATGCTAATACTGAAGCTACAAGCGTAACGACAGGTGCTTTACGTATTGATGGTGGTGTTGGATTACAAGGTAACTTGTATGTTGGCGGTAACGTTAATATTACAGGTGCGATCTCTATCGGTGGTGCTGGTTCATCACTAGAAACTTCAACACTTGCAGTTTCAGATCCTATGATCAAGATGGGTACAGGAAACTCAACAGACACCGTTGACTTAGGTTTCTATGGTATCCACAGTTCACAAGCTACTACGATCAATATCGTTGGTGGTATATCAGCTTCAGCTACTACGATCACGGTGACAAGTACAGCAGCATTTGGTTCTACTGGACATCTATACATCGAAAGTGAAGAGATCACATATACCGGTAAAACTGCTACAACATTCACTGGATGTACTCGTGGAGCTAATAGCACAACGGCAGCTACACACGCAAATGGAAAGGTCGTCTTCCAACCTAAGTTTAGCGGTTTAGTGAGAGATGCTTCAGATGGAGTGTTTAAACTATTTACTGGTTTAGATGAACTAGCACCTTTAAGCACAGTTAACTTCTCTGGCACTGGATTAACATATGGTGATCTAAGAGTTGGAGGATTAACTTTAACTGGAGACATCGCTGTAAATGGTGGAGACATCACTACAACATCTACAGGAACTGTAACACTATTCAATACAAATGCAACCACAGTAAATGCGTTTGGTGCTGCTACTACAGTTAATATCGGTGCTGCGACTGGTACTACAACGATCAACAATAACTTACAAGTTGGTGGTATCACTAACGTCGAGTCGATCGTTGAATTGATGGATTCTAAGACTTCTGCGACTGGTACAGTAACACATGATTTCGCTGTTACTGACGTGTTCTATCATTCCAGCATTAGTGCAAACTTTACTGCTAACTTTACCAACGTGCCGACAACATCTGGTAGGATCATGTCTGTTACATTAGTATTAGCACAAGGTAGTACAGGATACTTACCTACAGCTGTACAGATTAATTCAGCATCACAAACTATCAGATGGGCGGGTAACACACAACCTACTCCTCAAGCTAATAAAACTGACGTCGTTGTATTCACACTAATTAGAACTAGTGCAGGAGCTTGGGTAGTTTTAGGTCAAATGTCTTCATACGGTTAATTCTGAAAGGGTAGTATAAATGCCACTATTCGGATCAACCGGTGGAAGTAGCAGAAATACGGGAAGGGGTGGTTTCCACCCTGGAGTTGGACCAGTAGACAATAACTATCCAGTTTCTGTCAGCACTGGTACTGAGCTCATGTCTCCTGTTAATGGTCTACAACTTAGGATCGATGCTGCACAAACCATTTGGACTACATATCAAAACTTACCAGCATACTTAACGGGTGTTGGTAAGGTCACATCTACAGTCATTAATGAGACTGATAGCGGCACATTCACAGTAACACAACCATGTAGAGTATGGTTACTAAGATCTCCTGCATGGAATGCAGTAGATGTTTCAGCATACACATTATATGCTAGCAACCAATCATTAGGATTAGATGGATCTAACACTAGTGTTTACTATCGTGATGTCACTCCAGGTACATATCCTTATGATAACAACTCTGCGATGTATATCTGGGCGTTTGATAACCCAGTCTCAGAAGTAAGTGGTACTCTTGGTACTACAGTCGTAAATGGTACAGGTGATACAACAGCTAATACGAGTTCAACACGCATCTCAGGTCAGCGCGGTACGATTGATCCGTTTCATAATGGTGCAGTAACATATTCAATATCATCTGGTTCATTACCTCCAGGCTTCACACTAAACTCTACCACTGGCCAGATCACTGGTACATACTCTGCATCAGGTATTAATACCGATGGGCAAGTATACTCATTCACTGTTAGAGCGACCGATGCATCTATTGGTGCACCATCATTTTCAGATCGCTCATATACAGTTACTCTATCTGTGCCATGGTTATATCGTCAGATTATTACTACGATGTATATGGTTGGTGGTTACAAAGATTCTTCAGCATGGTCAAACTCGAATCGTTTCCCGCGTGCTACTGAATCATGCACCAATCTAGGTGATGGTCAAATTGATAACTATAACTATAAGTCTGGTATGTGCAGTAATAACTTTGGTTATATATTTGGCGCAGGTGGGGGTCATGGTGTATCATTAAACCAAACTTCTAAAACAAATATTCGTACAGAGACCAAAGTTGCAAACCCTGGCGCTCCTGGATATTCTTGCTCAGACACTGGTACAGCGTTTGCACCTGATAGAAATACGTCATACACAGTAGGAGCCGGTGTTAGCAACTGCTTTAGGTTTGTTGCATCAAGCGAATCATATACAACGATTGGTGGTGGACAAGGTGGAGCTGCATCAGCTATTTCTGGTGAAAATAAAGGTATTTTCTGGGGAGATGCAAACCGTTCCATCAACTTTTCCACAGAAGCTCAAGCTACGATCGGTCTTGCAGCTAGTGCACACCATCAACAAAAGGGTTTATCTTCTAAAGTTAACTTAGGTTATGCTGGTAATGAAGGATCTTGGAACGGCGGTTATAACTGGCGTAAAACTAACATTGTTAACGAGTCATATGGCACAATTACTAAGGCTCTTGCAAACTGCGGTGAAGAAAACTATGCTATGTCTCAAGACAGAGGTTATATCTTAGGTGAGTATAACGGTGCGCAAAATAATAACTGCGGTCGAGTAATTTATGCTACAGATGCCATCGCATCTGGATTTACAAGTATTCAAGGTCATGGTGGAGCTTCATCAGGTCATTGTTTTTGGAGAGATTAATAAATGCCAGCATACGGTACTAAAGGTGGAAATATTCGGATTAGCGGTCGTGGTGGATTTCACCCCGGCGCTATACAAGATACCGCATCGTCAGCTCCAGCAGGTTCATTAGGCACTTCAACAGTAAACGGTGCTGGTGATACGATCGCCAATACTGGTTCCACATCTGTTTCTGGTCAACGACAAGTATTTGACCCTTGGCACAACGGTATCACATACACTATAGTCTCGGGTTCATTACCTCCAGGTTTTACATTGAATGCATCTACTGGACAAATAACGGGTCAGTATACGGCCTCAGGTATCAACACTGATGGATTGGTTTATAACTTCACTGTACGTGCTGCAGACAATTCTGCAGGAGCACAGACTGTGTCTGATCGTGCATACAGTGTAACGTTATCAGTACCATGGTTATATCGTCAAATCATCACCACTTTATACATGGCCGGTGGTTACAAAGATTCAACTTTATGGTCAAACGTCAATAGGTTCCCTCGTTCTACAGAGACATGTACTAACTTAGGTGACGGAAATATTGATAACTACCATTATAAGTCTGGTATGTGTGATAGTAATAGAGGTCATATATGGAACGGTAACTCAACGACAACATTCAATATGAGAACTGAAACGAAGGTGAACGGAGTTGGTGCACCTGGTTATAGTTGTACTAATACAGGTACAACCTTTTCTCCAGATAGAAATAGATCATTTACGACCGGTGAAGGTGTAAACACTATGTTTAGGTTTACTGCGAGTACAAACTCATTCGCTAACTTAGGTGGAGGTAATGATGGACATGCTACTGGTGTTTCTGGTGAAAATAAGGGGATTTATTGGGGTCATGGCGGCAGTAATCAAAATAGACGTATAGAATTTTCAACTGAAACTCAAGCAACGATTGGAATGCAAGGCGGCGCTCACGGTCAACAAAAAGGCTTACCCGCTAAGACTGGTTTTGGTTATGGCGGTAACGAAGGTAGTTATGCTGGTGGCTACAACTACAGAAAGATTAACATCGCGAACGAGTCTTATGGCACCATCGGCAAACCTTGGGGCAATTGCGGAGAAGAAAATCATGGTATGTCACAAGATCGTGGTTATATGATCGGACAATATGACGATTCTATTGGACAAAATAACCGTTGCGGTAGGATCATATATGCCACTGACGCTGGTGCAACGCTTAGTACAGAAGTACAAGGACACGCCGGTGCTTCATCAGGACACTGTTTCTGGAGAGACTGATATATAGTTAATGATAGCTAAATCATATTTTTGTAAAAAGGTAAAAAATGACTGACATAGTAGAATACGGCAAATATAAGTACGAGAACTTCTTCCCTAAAAAGAAAATTTCAACAGAGGTTTCTTTACTCCCTCAAAAATCTCAAGAACTCATAGAATTTTCATACAACAACTATTGGAGTACTCCAAAGTTTAAGTTGAAATGGTTTGTGGGTCAAGCAGAATATACTCCATTTCATATAGTTCGACAATACTTACTCGAGCTTCGAGCTCGAGAAGATTCACTTGAAGCTCAAGAATATGAACTAAAGAAAGTTGAGATTGAGCTTAAGATGGCTGAGAGAGACCGTGACAATGAGACGGATCCTTTATTGAAAGAGATGCTTGAGTTAGAAGTAAAAAGGAAAACTAATGGGGTTGCATCTACAAGAACTCGTGTGAAAGATCTTTATATAGAACGCCAATTTTTCTTAGAACTCGTAGAAGAATTTTTAAATGGTCCTCATGGTAAAACGCCAGATGGTAGACCACTAACAGAAGTGCTTGGAACCGAAGAAGAAGAAAAATACGAGAGAGAATATTGGACTGTTCGCTTAGCAAGACAAGCGGCTATGGATCTATGTGCATATGGTAGAATAGGATCAGGCAATTTGGATGCTATCATGCAGTTAGATGCTAATCAACGTGAAGAAACTTTAGCGCTGGCTCATACAGTCAACTTAGCAGTAGAACAACAACAAGTAACTCTGCGTCAAGAAGCAGCTAAATCATTACAATTAACCAATGATGGTAAATTAAACTATATTGGTTCATTGGATCCCCAACTTATCAATAATGCTATAAATGCAGATATTGAACTAATCAATGCAGCAAGAGCAAAATTAGAACATAGTCCTGATGCACCGAAGGCTCCAGAAGTTACTTTACCAAAAGAATTCCATGAAATATATAACACTTGAAAAGAATGAATACTTTTTAAAACTTCTAGAAAAGGTTGATCATAAAACCCTATGTAGTTTTTGGTTGTATGATGTATTTCAAATAAATGATGAAATACCAAACCTTCCCGAAGAACTGCAGAACGTATTAATCGAATTGCCAGAAAATGTGGCTAGAGCTTCATGGTTTTCTCACATTGATTTAAATCAACGAAAAACCATGAACATCAAAGTCGAACAACAGGCTTTTGAGTGGGTAAAAGAATCACTAAATATTCCAAAGTCTAGGGTTTTGTTGCCAAGAGATAAGTTTACATATACGATAACAGAAGAAGACGAAAAAAATTCTGTAGAATTTATTAAAACTATTCTTTTACACTACACACAAAGACAGTTTGATGCTCTTTCCGAGGGTAACAAAACTAGATACAATAAAAAAGTAAATGGTATTAAAAGTTCAATAGAGGCGTGTATTACAAACTATGATTGTCATATGATCATGCACAATCACTTTAATTATGCATTTATAAAAGTTGATCCAGAAACAAAACACGGTACTACTGAGTCAGGAGCTAAATGGGATATCATTAAACCCTCGACGACAAGAGTCGTTATCGATCCGATAACTGAAGAAATGCTTGATACTGGACCTACTATAGATAATATTGACCCAAAAGTTTTTAAGTTAACGTGGGAGATTGGCGATCCAGTCGAAGTAAAGCTTTAACATATAATTTTATAGGATGAATTGAGTGAATCCACAAAAAATCTTTAGCATACCCATCAATCCTAAACTTTCACAAGAAGAGTTTACGGCATTTTATCATTGGCTAGATCAGTATAAAGACTGGATTGCTGATGTATACTTCACATCTAGAATAGACCCATTTAAACAAGATGCTATGGGTGATGTGATCATATTTAATCAAGACAAAGTCAACCTTATTGAAACTGCTTTAAATATTCAAAAATATTTGGGCATAAAGGCATCGGCTACATTTAATAATATTCAAGTACCGCCAACACAAACAAACTTAGATACCTTTATCTTTAACTTTAAGCCGTTATATGATGCAGGGATTAAAGTAGCGACCATACCCCACACTCATTGGATGGCAACTGGTCAAATTAAAGCAGCATTTCCAGATTTATTTGTTAAGAATACTATATTGCGAAATGTCAGAAGACCAGTAGAAGTCGTAGCATTAGCACAAGCGGGGTTTGATTATATAAACTTAGATAGAGATCTGATGAGAGATAGAGACGCTCTACTTCGTTTAAAAGAAGCTAAAGAATGGATAAAGATAAATTTAGGTAAAGATATCCAATATAGTTTACTGGCCAACGAAGGTTGCTTAGGCGAATGTCCTATGATGGATGAACACTTCGAATATAACAATACTCGTAGTGATAAAGATCCTTCATACTTTAACTCTTCTATAAGTAGAGTGAGTTGCCCTAAATGGGATGTTGAAGATCCAGCAGTTTATTTGAAGACTGCAAACTTTTCTCCTTGGAAAAAAGATTGGGATGAATATCTTGATTTGGGTATCGATGTTTTTAAGATGCATGGTAGAGAAAGCATAAATCGCTTGGGAGAAACCATGCGAAAAGTTGAAAGATATGTTGCTGGAGAAGAAATATTAGATGATAACTTTGATGACTTTATTAATAAAGCTCAAATATCTGGCAAACCTATTAATATTTGGCGAGATAAAATTAAGAATTGCAAGTTTGATTGTTGGGAATGTCAGTATTGTGATAAGATAGAAGAGAAAAAAGACGTGTATGATTATACTGATATTACAAAACATGTAGTTGATTGTATAGCTAAGAGCGGTATTCCAAGAGTTAATATCAACATTAGTGGTTTAACGAGTTCCAGAGTACAAACACTGTTAAACTCGTTGGCATCAAAATGCGGATCTTACTTAGAAGTAGGCACATATCTTGGAGCAACAGCTGCAGCAGTACTATATAATAATCCAATCAAAGCATACTTGATCGACAAATGGGAAGAACAGATTCAACCGGCTAGAGATGATTTCCAAACTGAAGCCAATAGTTATGATACATTCATCAATAATATATCTCCTTATGTAAAAACTTCAGATGTAAAAGTTTTCAAAGAAGATATGTTAAATGTTAATTTGAATGAAATTGATTCTAAAATAGATATGTTTATGTATGATGGTCCTCATGATGCAAAGTCTACTGCTGATGCAATAAAATATTATTGGCCAATATTAGCTGATGAGGCAATCTTAGTTTTTGACGATGCAAATTGGGAGACTGTAGCTCAAGGTGTTAAAGAAGGTTTAGATGAAGTTGAAGCAAGAGTCGTATATGAAAAGTTAATATTAAACTCTGAAGAAAACCCACGAGAGTGGTGGAATGGACTTTACATCTTGGTGATTAAGAAATGATTAAGAAGATAAAGAATATAACGATATTTGGTGGTGGCACCAGTGGATGGTTAACTGCTGCTTATATAACGAATCGATTAAATTTTCCTTGTAATATCACACTTATAGAAAGTAAAGCACTAGGACCTATTGGAGTTGGAGAGGGAACACAACCTTTTACATCTAGATTTTTGCATGATGCAGGATTAGAGCCTAAACAGTGGATGAAACCATGTCATGCGGCTTTCAAATATGGTGTGTTGTTAACTGGTTGGAACAAAGATCCATACTTCGTTGATAATGATTTTATAGAAAATCATATTATGGGTCCAAATTTTTATGCACATGATTATTTCATTCATAAAGATAAAAACGAATGGAGAGATTGGTTACCAGCTTATAGACTTGCTATGGCGAATAAAAGTCCTAAATTGGAAGGATTTGATCATTACTTATCGCAAAGAACATATAAAGATTGGGGAGCTGTACACTTCTCTGCATTTGATATATTAGATACTATTGCTGATCTAATTAAAGATAGGATCACATACTTTGATACTAAGATCACTGAAATAAAAACTTCTGATGAAGGCATTGAATACTTGTTAGATGAACAAGGTAGAAAACACACTGCAGATCTTTTTATAGACTGTACTGGGTTTGAAGCTAAGTTAATTAATAAAGAACTTAAAGTCCCATTCATGGATATTTCTAGTATATTGCCGTGCGATAGTGCTGTAGCTATGCCTACGCAGTATAAAGATCCACATAATGAATGTCATCCATATACAAAAGCTACTACTATGACCAGTGGTTGGAGATGGACTATCCCTACTTTCAAACAAATTGGGAATGGATATGTCTATTCATCTAAACATATCTCTGCAGAGGATGCTGAAAAAGAACTTAGAGATAGTATTGGTGAGTATGATGCTAAAGCTCGTCATTTAAAGATGAGATGCGGTGCATCAGAGAAAGTAGCATATAAAAATGTAATAGCAGTTGGTCTATCGGCTGGATTTGTAGAACCATTAGAAGCTACTGGCATCACGTTTACTACTAAGATAGTTGAAGCATTAACAAACGGTTTAAACCATCACAGCGGTATATGGAATGATAATCTTATGAATGCATTTAATGCTTCATATATTAATATGGTCGTTGAGATTATTGCATTTGTTTGGGCTCATTATCATTATAGCGATAGAGATGATACTCCTTTTTGGAAAGAGATTAGAAGCCAAAAACTTGAAAATGCACCGATTTACGTGCAAGAGATGTTTAGTCAATTCTATCCTATATTACACAGAAATTTTTATTTAGATGATAAAACTTCAGGATTTCATAGCGGACATTGGTTTAGTATGTTACATGCCAATGATGCATATGCTGATACAGAAAAATACCAACTTTCTAAAGAAGAATTAAAGTACGCTGAATATTTTATTAAATGTAAAAGATCTGAAATAGATAATGCTATAGATACATTTCCAAATCATTATGAATTTTTAAAGGATTGGTATGAGAGAACCGGTAACACTGTTCAGAGCTGATTTATTTAGTTATGCTAATGTAGGAACACCTGAACAAAGACAAGAATTAATAGATCGTTTATTAGCATTGAAAGCTTCTGGTGCAAAGGATATCAACTCATTAACGAATAATGAAGGTTGTTGGAGATATTCATATCCGGTAAAAGATTGTGAGTGGCTTAATAATGCATTAACTGCTATACTTAATGATGCTTTTATGTATTATGGAAATCAACCTACTAGCAGAATTCGTATGCCATCTGAAGAAGATCCAATATCTATAGGTAGTTGGTGTAATATTAATGAGAAATATTCTAGAAATGTGTATCATGCACACAAAGGTAGTATATTTTCTTGTGTGTATTACTTACAAGCTACTGATACTGGTAGATTAGTTTTAACCAATCCAGCAAATATATTAAATGATTGCAATGATTTTTCACCATATACCCGCGATTTCTTTTTTCTTCCGAAAGATGGAGATCTTATTTTGTGGCCTTCTTGGATACCACACGAAGTAGAACCAAATATGTCTGATAGACAAAGAATTAATTTAGTATTTGATATTGATGTCCCATATGTTTACAAGCCAGACTGAAGTATTATTTCCAGCAGAAATATCTTATGGCACACTAGACCTTTCTGATAAAACTATACAAGACTTTAAAAAGTGGTTAGAGATACAAAAACTACTTGAAGTTGATGTAAGTGCTGAAAGCACAACTATGAATGGTTGGCAATATGCGTTTAAACCGGGTGATGTTCAACCTCTTTGGCACTCAAATATAGTTAATCAATTTAATTATACTGAAGAGATAAAAAGTAGTTGGGTGGTAGACTATGAGGTCGGAGGATATCAAACTCCTCATATCCACAGAAATAGTAAATGGACTTTAATAGTTAATATTGTCGGTAAAGCTGATGTGTTATTATATGATCCATATTGGAATGAATATCCTAGAACTTTGTCTCCAGGAGATTGGATATATATCCCAGGTTGGTTGATGCACGCTAGTCAGCCGTGTAAAGAAAAACGAAGTATATTTGTGATTGATTATAAAAAATGAAGATTGAGTTTTTTTCTGAAGTTGATGGATTAGCAGAATCAGTGCCTATAATATGGGCAAAAGATTATAAGATGGATTGGTTCGAAGCCAGTCGTATTGACTATATTAATACATTGAATGAAAATAAAGGATTAACGTTTTCGCATGCGTATCGTTGTCCAGGTATTTTTGATCTTTATAATCATGGATTCTTTTTAACAGCATGGTGTGATATACGTATTGAGACTAATGGAGATCCACAAGGATTTAAGTGGATTTTACCTAATGCGGATTTGATGGATCTAATGTCTGATAAACCCATCATAAATACACACTCATTTGATGGTGTTGCTAAGCATATTCCAGTACCTCCAAATACACTTAAGACTATAATAAAAATTAATTCACCTTGGCATGTAATGGCACCAAAGGGTATTAAGTTTTTAATTAATCCAATTCCATATTCAGACGACTTCACATTTACTAACGCTACAGGAATATTAGATCCAAGTATTTCTTCAGAGATTAATTTCCAACTGTATTGGCATAAATTAAATGGTGTGCACACTATAAAAGCTGGTACTCCACTGATTCATATGATACCAATCACTGAAGAAAAATATACTTTAATTTGTAGAGATAAGAATAAAAAAGATGAGATGTGGTTAAAAAAGCGTAAATTTTTAAATAACTTTACTTTTACCTTGAAGCGCAACTTCTTAAAAAAGAGTTATGAAAAACATAATGAGAGTAAATGCCCCTTTCATAGGTGGTTTAAATAAATAATGACGATATTCCAAACATTAGTCGCATGTTTTATAACGTGCGCTTTACTTTTTATAGTCTATAGGCACACAGGCTTTAGGGCTATAAAAGACTGCTATGCGATGTGGTTCACACGAAAGTATTGGACTAACTATAACATAGTAGAGGCTCTTAGTTGGGCCACAAAGGCGATCATCATCGTCCCAGGTTTAATCTTTGGGATTCAAATTTGGTGGTTATATTTCTTAACGCTTATGACAAGTCTTACATTGATTTGGGCAAGCAATAAGAAACTATTACCAACCTTAGTTGCATTCAATAGTCTTTGGACTTGGATTAGCGTGATGGTCATTATCAAAAACATAGTTTAAGAGGTGAAATATGGACTTCGTCCTAAATGTTCTATTAAAGAACATATCATACCTCTGGATGATATTCTTCATCATGATCACTGCTGGACTAGCGAAAGAGCATAGTCTTTTCGTCCCAGCTTTCGCATATGTAAGAAACACATTCAGAAGTAACAAGTTTGTTGTTGTACTCCTAAGCGCGATTGGCGGTGTATTACCAATTGAAGGTAGAGTTACTGTGTCTGCTGGTTTATTAGATACTGTAGCACCTAAGGAAGGACATGGCCGAGAAAAGTTGGGTATTGTTGATTACCTAGCGACACACCATTATTATTTTTGGAGTCCGCTAGAAAAAACAGTTATCTTACCGATCGCGGCATTTGGTCTAACTTATACCGCTTGGTTGGGAATGGTTGCGCCGCTGTTGCTTGTTAGTTTGGCCTTTATCACATGGTATATTTGGTATCAGGTGCATGAAGAACAAATTGCAATTGCTCCAGGAAATTTTAAGCTATCTGCTGTCTTACGAAATGTTATACCGATGTTCATAGCTATTGGCATGTACATCTATAACCCATCGTGGATGATAGGTTGCTTTGGTTTCTTGACTTTATATTATATGTTAATAACCCAAGAATGGAATTTTAAGAAGTTATTAAATTACATTCGATGGGATGTGCTGATAGTAGTTGGTATTGTCATCATGCTAGGTAACTGGCTGAAGACATACGATGGTCAATTTCAAGAAGTAATTAAAACCAGTGTGCTGAATCCTGAAGCATTTACTGGAATGTTACTTATTTCTATAATTGGCTTTGTAATTAGTTTCTTGATGGGTAGTAGTGGAAAATTTATAGCGATAGCTGTATTGATGGCTCAAGTATTTGGCATTGAGTATTTCTTATGGTTCTTTGCAGTAGATTTTTGTGGTTACCTATTAAGTCCTACTCATAAGTGTGTGATGGTGGGTCACAAGTATTTTAATACTCCGCTTGGAACATACTATAAAGCTTTAGGGACTTGGGCACTATTACTCTTAACTACAGCAGGTATAGTAACATTTATCTTATAAAGTAAACAATACCGGAGGGTTGGAAGACAGCCCTTCGCATAACAAACAACGGAGAAAACATGAAAAAATTATTTTCATTGATAACTCTTGCGTTATTCAGTAGTTTAGGATTCGCACAGAGCAAATTAGAAGCACCAACTGAGAAAGTACAAGATGAAAAGGCAACAACTTTACCTGTAGTTAAAGTTACTGCAGAAAAACCTAAGAGTCAATTTGAAGTCATAGGAGACTATGATCAACCCGTATGGACAACTACTAGGATGTTCGCTAGTACTAGAGCATATGTAATGACTCCACCAGGAAATGTAAAGTATGAAAAATGGTTTGATTTTAGGGATAGGAGAGATGGACCAACACAGATAAGGATGAGGGATGAACTAGCTTTTGGTTTAGGTAATAGACTAGAATTAGATTTATATCATCATACTGTTTACGATGGTCCATCAGACAATCAAACTTTTTCAACCAGAGGTTTTAGTTGGGAAGTTAGATATGCCTTAGCTGACTGGGGTAAAATCTTTGGTAATCCAACGCTTTATCTTGAACATAAGTTAATTAATGGAAGACAAGGTATTGAACCAAAGTTGCTATTAAGCGATAGGATAGGTAACACTGATTGGATATGGGCGACAAACTTTATATACGAAGCAAACTTAGGTGGAGGAACTCCATCTGATGTTGAAAGAGAGTATGCTATAACTGCTAGTATTGGTAAAGTTATCAACGATAATTTGATGGTTGGTTTATCGTCTCAGGTTAGAAAGTATGATTATGATTCACATATGACAGAAGCTTATCTTGGACCAGCAGTTAACTATAAAATCAACAATAATGCCAGACTTAGTGCAGAATATATGCCTAGGGTGACAGATGACGGCAAGTATGATAGTAGAAGCTTTTTTATTTTCGCGTATGATTTTAAATAATAGTTAATTGTTTAATTGTTATATCTTATGGGGATCTTAATGATCCCCATTTTTTTATAAATAGATTAGTCTAATAAGGAAAATTACCATGAATCAACTTGTAGAACAACTGCGCAAAATCTTAACTTCTAATTTTGCCCTATATCTAAAAACTCATATGTTCCATTGGAACGTCGAGGGAGAAAACTTCTCAGAATACCATGACTTCTTTGCTGGTGTTTATGCAGACTTATTTGCGCAGTCTGACGTATTAGCAGAGTTCATTCGTCAATTAGGAGAAAAAGCTCCTGGATCATTATCAGTATATGCAGCACAAAGTCTAATCAAAGACGAAGAAGGTTTTCCAGATGCTATGACAATGTTTGAAAAGCTTCAAGCAGATACACAAACCATGATTACTTTATATCAAGGATTATATGATGTTGCTGAAGGTGCACGTGAACACCAAATCTCAAACTATGCAGCAGATCGTTTAGCTGCACATAAAAAAACCGCATGGATGGTTCGTTCTATCCTAAAAAAATAAGAGAAATTAAATGGCAACCCCAACCAATAGAGCAGAATTAAAAGAATATTGTCTTAGAGCATTGGGTCAGCCAGTGCTTGAAGTCAATATCGACGAAGATCAACTAGACGATCGCATTGATGAAGCACTACAAAAATATTATGACTATCACTATGATGCCCAACGAAGGGTGTATATTCCACATTTAGTTACTGAAGACAACATAGCTAATGGTTATTTAGAGTTGAGCGATGATGTGATATCAGTTACTCGTATACTGCCGCTGACTTCTGCATGGTCGGGCATGAATATGTTTAACATGAAATATCAAATGTATTTAAACGATTTCTATGCTTTATATAGAGCAGACTCTATGCAATACTTTGTTGAGATGCAACAATATCTTTCTACTTTAGATTCATTACTAAATGGTGTACAGACTGTTCAATATCAGAGACACGGAAATCGATTGTATATTGAAACCAAATGGAGCGAAAAGATTCAACCTGGACAATATATCATGGTTGAAGGTTACGGAAGAGTAGCAAGCGATGAGATTTGGAATGACTTTTGGTTGAAGAGATATGCTACCGCGTTGATACAATTTCAATGGGGTGCAAACTTAGCTAAGTTCGATGGTATGCAATTACCCGGTGGTGTTACAATCAACGCACGTCAATATATTGATGATGCTGAGAACGATATTAGATTATTAGAGGAAGAACTACGCAATACGCACGAATTACCAGTCGACTTTTTCTGTGGATAATTAAATGCCAACCAATGTGTATTTTAACCCGGGGGTCCTGTCAGAGCAAAGGCTCTATGAAGACATGATCGAAGAGTCCTTAAGGATTTATGGACAAGATATTTACTATATCCCACGAAACCTTAAGAACTTAGATAGCGTGATGAATGATGCTATAGCATCTGAATTCAATCAAGCTTACTTCATTGAAATGTATATCGATGAAGGCGGATATACCGGTGAAGGCACAATCATGTCTAAGTTTGGTTTAGAGATACGAGACCAGGCGACATTTGTTGTATCACGTAGAAGATGGGAAAACTTTATTGGACGAGAAAATACTACCATGATTGGTGGTCGTCCAAACGAAGGCGATTTATTATACATCCCGCTTTCTGGCACATTCATGGAAATCAAGTTCGTTGAACACGAAGCAGCTTTCTATCAATTGGCTAACATCTTCGTGTATGAATTGCATTGTGAAACATTCGAATACTCCGGTGAGAAGTTTAATACTGGTTACGATATTATTGACGGCATCGAAAATACATTCGCTGCATCTCAAACACTGAACTTAGGGGCTGGAAACGGTCTACCGTTTGTTCAAAATGAAGAAGTACAACAGTTCTTAGGTTATGATACTGATAATAAACCAATATTTGTATACGGCAACTTAGCTTCTGTTGACTTTGCTGGTGGTATTGCTGCAGCTATTACTGTCAACCAAATAAGATCTACTGATAAAAAGCCAAGATATTTCCAAGAATCGGGCATTGGTGATGCAGCAGTTGAACGTAGATTGATAGGTATGACATCTGGAGCTTCGTTCTTAATTACTACTGCTGGTAGTGCTTTAGAGTTGCCGAATGATCCAAATGCACAGAATCAAAACTTTGAAAGTTTTGGAGATACGATACTCGACTTCTCAGAAACTAATCCATTTGGAGAACCAGGTGGAGCATATGAACAACTTACGCTATCTCAATATGAACCAAAACCAATTTCACTAGATAACAACATCTTACGTTTCGACGAAAATACAGCAACGTGGGATGCAAGATAAAACGATTTAATAGGAAAAATCATGGCAAAACTAACACTTAATGTAGGCTCAGCAAATAATGACAAGACTGGTGATACACTGCGAGCCGGTGGATTAAAAATAAAAGCAAACTTCGACGATATCTATGCAGCTTTAGCGAGTGATGGTGTTAATATTTCCGGTGGTAACGTATTAAAGACTGGTAATTATCAAGACTTAAGTAACAAACCAGTATTTGCTACTGTTGCTACTACTGGTGATTTCTATGACTTAACTGATAGACCTGATATCGGCATCTTCGTTGGTGAACCTCCGAATGCTTTAGGTGTTGATGGACACGTTTCCGGTAACCTTGCTTTCGGTGCAAACAACTTATATGTTTGTCGAGAAGACTATGTTCAACAAGATCAGTTTACCAACTTTGTGTTTATGCACGAAGACACTGAAGTTAACTTTTCATTGCAAGCTAGATTTAATAATACAACAAACGTTATTGCATTAAAGCCAGGAAATGTAACCGCTGGTACAGATTATACTCCAGCAGTTGATTGGACAGTAAGTAATGGAACTCTTACTAGAACTATTACAATGGTTTCTGAAGAAGTAGACATCGATGGTGACCCATATTACTTGTGCACATTAGACGGAGCATTTACTAGTGTTGAAAACGTTTATTATGAGATGGGATATCCGATGCCCTCTGGTACATACGTATTTTCTGCACAATGGAAACCAGAATATCAAGACCTTGTTGACGCACACGTGTTAGGACAGGGATCTAAATTATATGTAACATATGATGGATATGGTCGTGTAATAAACCACGTTGTTCATGATTCTATCGATAATGAAATAACTATATCTTATCAATCAGGAAGTAAAATTGCAGATTATGCTGGTATCATAATTAAATTAGATCAACCAGAAATTTGGAAATCTATTCCATTTGCACCAGTATATGGTGACCCGTTCCCAGGTATGGGAGGAAGTACTGGTGATATTACATTCAATGGTGTAAAAATTATTGGTGATGGTACAGCTTCAGGTGATGGTGCTGGTTTTAGTACTATCGAATTGGTGCCAGATAATGACTTATATAATATAACTCCGACAGGAGATTTTGGTATTGGAGGTCAATACTTAGTTATTGACCCTACTGCTCCAAATCATATTCATATTCGCGCAGGTGGTCCACAAGACGAAGCTGCAGCTCAACTTATCTTAGGCGGAGAAAAAGCTAACGTTACAGTTAGAGATCAAGATAATAGCTTTACAGAAAAACACGAAGTTCTTATTAATACTCAATCAAATGATGGTAGTGCAATAAACTTATGGCAGTTTAAAGGTAATGCTGATTTAGAGTTACCAATAAATGGAGGAATAGTATTCGACAGAGCTGATACGACAATACGCGTAGGTATGGGATTCCATATTGCCAGCGGCGAAGGCATTAGTCTTGACGCTATTGATCTAACTGATCCTGAAAGTCCTGCTTACAACAGTTGGTATTTTTCTCCAATTGGTAGTACTTATTTTCCAACACTAACAGTACCTATTAATGACAATGCTAACCCAAGCGGTACTGGACAAACATTAAAGTTTGGTGACGCATCACAGCAGGCAATCATTTATGGTCCAGAATCAACATCAAGTAACATTAGTGCTGAACGTATAATAATACAAGGTGCACCTGGATATGAAGGAACCTCTGGTGAAGGCGGAGATGTTTATGTATGGGCAGGACCAGGCGGCGATGCAGATGGAAATGGTGGCGATATTAAAGTACGAGCTGGTCGCGGTGATGGTTCAGGAGCGGGTGGCTATTTAAACTTCCAAGCTGGTGATAGCTCTACTGGAAATGGTGGTTACATCAATATTGAAAGTGGACAATCTACATATGGTTTAGGTGGTGATATTACAATATGGGCTCATGATGGTGGTGATATTAAGCTACGTACACATAATAATATAACTAATCAAGAATGGTTATTTGGAGCAAACGGCAGTGTAACATTCCCAGATTCTACTGTACAAGAAACAGCTTGGGCAGGAGGTCGTGTTGTCACAGTGCCTACACATAGCACTGGAGCTAGCGGTGATTTAGAAGGTGACTTAGCATTTAGCAATGGATACATCTATTATTGTACAGCAGATTATGGACAAGTTGGACATCAAGTATCTGTAGCTACTGCATATAATGGAGCCACAGCTTTAAATACTAATAGTTTCCAATTAACTAAATCTGCTGACACACTGCAAATTGCTGTGGGTGATATCATATCAGATTCTGATGGTGGTGCAACTAGCATAGTCGATAGCGTATCTAGTGATGATAATTACACCTATGTGGGTACCGGTAGTATGGCGTATCAAGCAGTATTTCCTTTAACATTCACAAGTACAGATTATGTTTCTGGTGGTAATATTTGGAAGCGTGTAGCTTGGTCTAACGACACTTGGTAAAATAAATGTTCGGACAATATTTTTATAATCAGCACCTTCGCAAGAGCGTAGCATTGTTTGGTACGCTTTTCAACAACATCACGACTGTTAAGCGTGATCAAATGGGTAATGTGTTAAGTACTGTTAAGGTACCGTTAGCATATGGTCCAAAACAAAAATTCTTAGCACGTCTAAAGGAAGAACCAGATCTTTTGGCTCCTGAGGTTGCTCTTCGCTTGCCGCGCATGTCATTTGAAATTACTTCAGTTTCATATGATACACAATCCAAGGTTAACAGAAACATAAAATTACAAACACCATCTATTCACGGTGTTAATACAATTTATACTGCTGCTCCTTATAATTTATCCATGCAATTAAATATTATTGGCAAAACACAAGATGAAGTTTTACAGATAACTGAACAGATATTACCATATTTTAATCCAGAATATATAGTAACAGTAAAAGAAATACCCGAGATTAATTTAATTAGAGATGTGCCTATTACTCTACAGTCTGTGACGATGAGTGATGATTATGAAGGTGAATTCGAACAGCGTAGAGCATTAATTTATACGCTTGATTTCAACATGAAAATTCAATTCTTTGGACCAATACAAAAAGATATCGGCGTTATCAAAGATTCTACTGTTAATATTAGAAATCAAACTACACAGAAAAAGATATCTACAATAAATGATCAAGTCTCTCCATTAAACGTTGGTCCTAGTGATCCGCACGATATCATAGAAACTATTATTAATTATGACCAAGACTTTGGTTTTGTTGAGTGAACGATATGAAAAATATAGATACTATTGAAAGCAAAAAAGAGAAGATAGCAAAAGCCCTTAGTAAGAATATGCCGATATCGGCACCATTGGAATCTTCGCCACCGGTCGACGACCTGCAGGTTGACTATGATGTGTCGAGAGAGACATATAAAGAGCTTATTGATAAGGGGAATGTAGCTATCGATCTTATGATGGAACTTGCAAAGGATTCGCAACATCCTCGTGCTTTCGAAGTATTAGCTGGTTTATTAAAAACACAAGCCGATAATACTGATAAGCTTGCTGATCTCCAGAAAAAGCTCCAAAACCTTCGCAATGGGCCGAAGGCTAAATCTACTCCCGAACAAATAACCAATAATAATGTATTTGTAGGATCTACAACAGACCTACAACGTTTTATTCTTGATCAACAAAAGAATAAGAATGCCGTGATCGATGTCAACACTAACACACCTAACGAATAACGAGTACGGGTATCTAGGGAACCCGCTCGTCAAACGAGACGGTGTTCAACAGACTTTCTCCCAAGACGAACTATCAGAATACATTAAGTGTATGAATGATCCTGCGTACTTTGCAAATAAGTACATTAAGATCATTAACCTTGATGAGGGTTTAGTTCCGTTTAGTCTTTACCCTTATCAGCAAAAGATGTTCGATCATTTTAATGATAATCGATTTTCTATTGTTTTGGCTTGTCGACAATCTGGTAAGTCTATCTCATCTGTCGTATACATTCTTTGGTTTGCTATTTTTAAACCAGAACAGACGATTGCTATCTTAGCTAACAAAGGTGCAACTGCACAAGAGATGTTGGGGCGTGTTACGCTTGCATTAGAAAATCTGCCATTCTTTTTACAACCGGGTTGTAAGACACTTAATAAGAAATCGATTGAGTTCTCAAATAACTCTCGTATAGTTGCAGCTGCAACGTCTGGTAACTCTATTCGCGGTATGTCAGTTAACTTACTGTTCCTCGATGAGTTTGCTTTCGTTGAGAATGATGGTACATTCTATACATCTACATATCCTGTAATTACTTCAGGTAAAACTACTCGCGTTATCATCACATCAACTGCGAATGGTTTAGGTAATACTTTCCATAAGTTGTGGGAAGGCGCAGTGCAAGGCACAAATGATTTTAAAGCATTTCGTGTTGACTGGTGGGATGTTCCAGGTCGTGATGAAGAATGGAAACGTCAAACCATTTCCAATACATCAGAACTTCAGTTTGACCAAGAATTTGGTAATAACTTCCATGGAACGGGTAATACATTAATTAATGCTAATACATTATTATCTTTAAAATCTAAAGAACCGCTATATTCAATGAACAACGTAAATGTTTATGAAGTACCGGTGAAGAGAGATAAAGAAAATCCGGAATCTAAAGATCATAATTATATTATATTAGTCGATGTAGCAAAAGGCAGAGGACAAGATTATTCAACGTTCAATATTATAGATGTAAGTACCAATCCTTTTAGACAGGTTGCTACATTCAGAGATAACAATATCTCTCCTTTATTGTTTCCAGATGTCATTTATAAATATGCTAACATGTATAATAAAGCGTTAGTGGTAATTGAGAATAATGACGCTGGCCAAGTCGTATGTAACGGCATATTCTACGACTTAGAGTATGAAAATGTTTATACATCTAATGGTGTTAAAGCCGATGCCATTGGCGTATACATGGATAAACGTACTAAGAAGATCGGCTGTTCACATATTAAAGATTTGGTAGAACAGAAGAAGATAGAGATAGTCGATGCTGAGACTATCATAGAGATGTCTACCTTTGTTTCTAAAGGTCAGTCATATGAAGCTATGACTGGAATGCATGACGACCTAATGATGAATTTAGTAATGTTTGGTTGGTTTGCAGCAACACCGATGTTTGCAGAATCGATCGATGGCGGCATGAGAGAATACATCTATGCACAGCAGATGAAACAAATTGAGGATGAAGTGTTACCTTTTGGATTTAACGATGATGGTAGAGAAGAATTAGAACCAACTCATATAGACAACGAAGGGCAGGTTTGGCGAGAATTTAATTGGCCAGAAGATCCACAACCATGAATTTCACACTGATACTATTCGCATCGGCGTTTGCAATATCATCTGTCGCTGCATACTATTCTGTAGCAGGATTAGTTGCTATATTTTCTGGAGAACCCATCGCAGCTATTATAATGGGTGTAGCTTTAGAAATAGCTAAGTTGGTTGCTGCTTCATGGATATATCGTAATTGGCAGACTACTGCTAGATTACTTAAATACTATTTCACCACAGCAGTATTAATACTTTCATTGATAACTTCAATGGGTATTTTTGGTTACTTATCAAAATCACACTTAGAACACAGCGTTATTTCTGGTGGAGTATCATCACAAGTTCAACTAATAGATGATAAGATATCGACTGAAAAAGAAAATATAAGTGCTGCAAGAAAAGCATTGAAACAGTTGGATGAGTCAGTAGACCAAACGATGGCTAGATCTACTGATGAAAAAGGTGCAGAAAAAGCTGCGTCTTTAAGACGTTCACAACAAAAGGAGCGTCGCACACTTTTAGCCTCGATTGATGAGTCACAAAAGACAATTGAAAAACTTAATGTAGAGAAGGCACCTATTGCTGGTGATCTGAGAAAGATCGAAGCAGAAGTTGGCCCGATAAAATACGTTGCAGAGTTGATCTACGGTGATTCGTCAGTTGAGGTTATTGATAAAGCAGTTAGATTAGTGATCATACTGATCATCTGTGTATTTGATCCATTGGCTATTTTACTGTTGATAGCTGCAAACATGGAAATGAGGAAAGGTACTCCTCGTGTAAGTACCACAACAGAACAGAAGGAGGAAAAGATCGTGGAAAAACGACCCTCTGGAACATCGAGAACTTTACCTATAAAACCTAAAAAACCTAAAAAGCCAAGTCTTCCAAAAAGGACAAAGCCTACGGTGCCTAAAAAGAAACCGAAACCAGTTCCTAAGAAAAAGCCAGTTCGTAAACCTAAGAAAAGTACTGTTGGTGCTACACCTGGATTAGATGATGTTATCACGATTAAAAAGAGCACAGTATATCGCTTCGATGGCTAGAAATCCAGAAGTTATAAATATATGCAGAAGTGATAAATTCTTATTATGGTACATATTATGCTCTCAACAATCCATATTAACTTAAAATCGAGGTAGAGAAAAATGGCTTTTCAAGTTTCTCCTGGCGTAGCAATACGCGAAATCGATCTTACTAACGTTGTACCTGCAGTCTCTACTTCAATTGGAGCTACTGTAATTACAGCCTTAAAAGGTCCGATAGAGGAGATTATAACCATTACTTCAGAGAAAGAACTAGCAGATACGTTCGGTGTGCCAACAGATGACACAGCTCCGTATTTTTTTAATGCTGCAGCTTTTCTAAAGTACGGTAATAATCTTAAGGTGGTCCGTGTCGCAGGCTCTGGTGCAAAAAATGCAACAGCTGGAGTATCCGTAGCAGGCACTGGACTTTTAATCAAAAATAAAGATCACTATGAAACGAACTATGAGAATGGTTCTGCAACTCAAGGCTGCTTCGCTGCCAGAGATGCAGGTGATCTAGGTAATTCAATCTCAGTTGAATTCGTAACTAATGCTACATCATATGCAGCTTGGACAGATTGGAAAGATCAATTCGATTCTGCTCCTGGTACATCCGATTATGCCACAGCAAAAGGTGGTACTAGTGATGAAATGCATATCGTAGTATACGACAGAACTGGTTACATCAGTGGAACTGCTGGCACACTTTTAGAAAAGTTTGCTTTCGTATCACAAGCACGTGATGCTAAGAAGTTCGATGGTACATCTAACTACTATAAAGAAGTTATTAATGCGACTTCTAAATATATTTGGTGGTTAGATCACTTATCTGCTTTAACAAATGCTGGATCATTGGCTTCAGAAAACTTTGCAACGGTCGATACTGTATATAGTAAAGATCTTGCTGGTGGAAACGATGGCTCTACAGTAGATGAGGGAGATATCGACACTGGATTCCAAGTATTCAATGATGCAGAAACAGTTGACGTCAACTTATTGATTGGTGCACCAACTCTTGCTTCTACAGCAGGCGAAACTCAAGCAGCTAACTTAATTGCGATTGCAGAAAATCGTAAAGATTTAATCGCATTTGTCTCTCCTCCAATCAGTGCAACGGCAGCATCAACATCTCAAAAACAAGATGTGATCGACTTCGTTGACACATTAACATCAACGTCTTATGCAGTTGTAGATTCTTCAGCATTGAAGATTTATGACAAGTATAATGACGTATATCGCTGGATCCCAGCTGCTGGCCATATGGCTGGTCTCTGTGCTAATACTGACGAAGTTGCTGATGCTTGGTTCTCACCAGGTGGCTTTACTCGTGGTCAGTTATTAGGTGTAACAAAGATTGCTTTCAATCCTAAGAAAGCTGAACGTGACGATCTATACAAAAAACGTATCAATCCAATCGTTTCTTTCCCAGGAGAAGGTACAGTATTGTTTGGCGATAAGACTCTTCTAAGCAAACCATCTGCATTCGATCGTATTAACGTACGTCGTTTGTTTATCATCTTAGAAAAAGCTATCTCAACTGCTGCTAAGTATCAGTTGTTCGAGCTTAACGACGAATTCACTCGTGCTATGTTCCGTAACATGACAGAACCTTTCCTCAGGGAAATCCAAGGTCGTCGTGGTATTACAGACTTCAAAGTAGTTTGTGACGAGACAAACAACACAGGTGAGATCATCGACAGCAACCAGTTTGTTGCAGATATCTACATCAAGCCAGCACGTTCTATTAACTTTATTACTCTGAACTTCATCGCTACTCGTACAGGCGTTGACTTTGCAGAGATCGGAGGTTAATCATGGCTATTCTTGGCGTAGATGATTTTAAATCAAAACTAGTTGGCGGCGGTGCGCGTCCCAATCTATTCAAAGCAACAGTTAACTTTCCAGCTTACGCTGGAGGTGAAGTTGAATTGACAAGCTTTATGATTAAAGCTGCTCAATTACCAGCATCTGTTGTTGGGACAGTATTGGTTCCTTTCCGTGGTCGTCAATTAAAGATTGCCGGAGATCGTACATTCGATCCATGGACAATCACAGTAATCAATGATACCGACTTTAAAGTGCGTAATGCATTTGAGCGTTGGATGAACGGCATCAATCAGCATCGTAACAATACAGGTTTAACAAATCCTATTGATTATCAAGCTGACATGCAAGTTGCTCAATTAGATAAAGCAGGAAATGAAGTGAAAGTGTATAACTTCCGCTCAACATTCCCAACAGCTGTATCTGCGATTGAGTTATCATATGATTCAGTAGACGTAATTGAAGAGTTCCAAGTAGAACTTCAAGTTCAGTACTGGGAATCTGATACAACGTCTTAATTAAACGTTGGTAAATAGAAGGAGAGGGGAAACCCTCTCCCTCACTTTGTTATTATAAAGGCATAAAAATGGAATTATTCGGCTTCGAAATATCACGTAAAAAGCAAGAAGAAGAACAAGCGAAGAAACAGTCGTTTGTTGCACCTGACATTGACGACGGTGCGACCGTTGTTTCTGAAGGTGGGTACTATGGTCAATACGTAGATATCGAGGGCACTAAGGCTAAGGATGACTCGGACTTAATTAAAAAGTACCGCGAGATCTCTCTTTATCCTGAGTGTGATGCTGCCATCACGGATATCGTTAATGAAGCTATCGTAGCTGATGATGATGTTCAACCCGTTGATATTATTACTGATGATATTAAATATCCAGACACAATCAAAAAATTAATTAAACAAGAGTTTGATAATGTAGTTAAATTATTAAAATTTAATTATCAAGCGCATGATATATTCCGTAAATGGTATGTTGATGGTAGGATATACTATCACATGATCATCGACGAAAAAAATCCAAAAGCAGGTATTCTAGAATTACGACCAATAGATTCTATCAAGATTCGTAAAGTTCGTTCAGTTATCGAAGAAAAAGATAAAGCAACTGGTGCTAAGATGGTAAAAGGCTTTAATGAATTTTACATCTATAATGATTCGTTGATGGGCAACTATTCAAATCCAGGCGGATTTGGTGGTCCTCGTACACAAGGTCTTAAAATTTCTAAAGACTCTATCGTTCATGTTCCATCTGGTCTAATCGATAGTACTTCTAAGAAGATGCTTTCGTATCTATTCAAAGCATTAAAACCAGTAAATCAATTGCGTATGATGGAAGATTCGCTCGTCATCTATCGTATGGCTCGTGCACCAGAACGTCGCATATTCTATATTGATGTTGGTAATCTGCCTAAGGGTAAAGCTGAAGCATACCTTCGTGATATCATGGCAAAATACAAGAATAAGATTGTTTACGATGCTACAACTGGTGAGATTCGTGATGATCGTAAACATATGGCCATGTTGGAAGATTTTTGGTTACCACGTCGCGAAGGCGGTAAAGGTACTGAAATCTCTACGCTTCCAGGCGGTGAAAACCTTGGACAGATCGAAGATATCATCTACTTTCAAAAGAAACTATATCGTTCATTGAACGTACCCATGTCTCGCATGGAGACAGAAAATACTGGGTTCTCTTTAGGTCGTTCTAATGAGATATCAAGAGATGAGCTAAAATTTAATAAGTTTGTAAGTCGTTTACGTAAAAAGTTTGCTGACTTATTCTTACAAGTCTTAAGATCACAATTGATCTTAAAAGGTGTTATCTCAAGAGAAGATTGGGAAAGCATTAAAGAAGACTTAATCATCGACTTTAAGAAAGATAACTATTTTGCAGAACTTAAAAATAGTGAGATATTAAGAGAGCGTATGCAGACTCTAGCATTGGTTGATCCTTTTGCTGGCAAATACTTCTCACAGATGTGGATTCGTAAACACATCCTTCAACAGTCTGATCAAGATATTGAAGAGATGGATGCTCAGATGGAACAAGAACCACCATCTCAGCAAGAGCTAATGATGATGCAACAACAACAGGCTGAAGCGCCTGCTGAACCAACCCCTGAGCAACCGGCCAATCCTTTATTAGCTGGTGATCAGAATTCGAACGCGTGAAAGCGCAATATTTTATAAATATATTGAAAGAAGGCAATGATGAGTGAATTAGCAAATGATTTGTTAGACGCTATCGCATCTGGTAACCAAGAACAAATGCGTGCTAGATTTGATGGTGTTATGAATAGTAAAATTAATGATGCCCTTCAAGCTAGGAAGATAGAGCTTGCGCAAAGCATTTATAGCGAAGTGCAAGCACAAGCTGAACAAGAAGCTCTTCCAATTGATGATGCTGAAACAGAAGAACAACCTGAAACGGTAGCATCTGAAAATGGAACTAAAGAAGCTTAAGGATATTCGTGAAAGCGGAAAGATTTTACTAAGTCTTCCAGCTGGCACAGATAAGGTCGAGGTCAAAGAGACTCTCGGCGTGTATTACATTTATATTAACGACCAAAAGGTGGAAACCTTTAGGACTAAAGAAACGGCTTTAGAAGTTGCTAATGAAGCAGCTCAAGCTTTAGGGACAGAAGAATGAAACTAATTACAGAACAAATTGATTCAGACATTCAGGTTATTACTGAAGCTAAACAAAACGGATCTAAAGATTTCTTTATTGAAGGCATCTTTATGATGGCTGATTCAAAAAATCGTAATGGTCGTGTATATGAATCCAAGATTTTAAAACCTGCTGTTGAAAAATATATTCAAGAGCAAGTTAAACAAGGTAGAGCTGTTGGAGAACTTAACCATCCAGATGGTCCAACAATTAACCTTGACAAAGTTTCTCACCTAATTACAGACCTTCGCTTTGAAGGTAATAATGTAATAGGTAAGGCAAAAATCCTAAACACACCTATGGGTCAAATCGTAAAAGGTTTGCTCGAAGGCGGTGTAAAATTAGGAGTATCATCTCGTGGTATGGGTAGTCTTGAGGAAAGAAACGGTTCAAACTATGTGAAAGATGATTTTCACTTAGCTACCGTTGATATCGTTCAAGATCCATCTGCGCCTGCTGCTTTCGTTAACGGAATCATGGAAGGTGTAGAATGGATTGTAGAGAACGGTGTTTTTAAACCTCAAGAAATTGAAAAGATTGAGACTGAAATTAAGAGAACGCCAAAGGCTCAGCTAGCTGAAGCTCAAGTACGTGTTTTCCAACATTTCCTCTCTAAACTTTAACACTAAGGAGTGATTTGAATGTCACAACAAGATCTTAACAAAGATCAACTAGACGACGTAAAGCTTAGTGATGAACAACTCGTTGAAGTTTCTGAGGAACTAGCTGAAGATGCAGCAGCAACTATTGATCCAAAAGGCGACGCTAAGTCTGCTAAATTTGGTCAAGGTGCTGATTTCCAAGATGACAAGGCTAAAACCCTTGCTGATCTAGGCGCTACTAAGACAGCTGAAGCCCCTAAAACTAAATCGGGTATCATTGCTGCAACAGTTGAAAAATTGTCTAGCTTGAAAAAAGAAGATCTTCAAGTTATCTACGGTAAACTTTTCTCTGAAGAGTCTACTGAAGAAGTTAAAGAAGCTGTGGTTGAAATCGATGTTACAGAAGAACTAAAAGCTCTTACTGAAGCTGATGCCAACTTATCAGAAGAATTCAAAGAGAAATCTGCGGTTCTTTTCCAAGCTGCTTTAACATCTCGCGTAGCTGTAGAAAAAAATAAACTTGAAGAGCAGTATCAATCTAACTTAGACGAAGCTGTAGAAGACATCCGTTCAGAACTCGTTGAGAAGATCGACGGTTACTTGAACTACGTTGTTGAACAGTGGATGGAAGAAAATGAGCTTGCTATCGAGACTGGCCTCCGTGCTGAGATCGCCGAAAGCTTCATTGATTCTCTGAAGACTGTATTCGTTGAACACTACATTGATGTTCCAGAAGGTAAAGTCGATCTAGTCGACGGTTTAGCAGAACAAGTTGAAGAACTTGAAGGTCAATTACAAGCTCACACTGAAAAAGCTGTTGCGCTTGCACAGAAAGTTGAAGAACTTTCACGTGAAAAGATTGTCCGTGAAGCTACTGAAGGTATGATCGCGACTGATGCTGAGAAGCTTAAGTCACTCGTTGAAGGTATTGACTTTGATGACGCTGAATCTTTCACTAAGAAAGTTATCATCGTTAAAGAAGCACACTTCAAGGGTACAGTACCTGCAACAATCAGTGAAGAAACAGACGAGCAACCTGCAGAACAAACTACTGCTTCTCCACGTATGGCAGCTTATCTAAGCGCTATATCCCGTACTACTAAAAAATAAAGAGGAAACATAACATGTTTTTAGCTGAACAAGCACAACAAAAATGGGCCGAAGTCCTAGATCACGCAGATCTTCCAGCGATTAAAGACCCTTACAAACGCGCAGTTACTGCCGTTATTTTAGAAAACCAAGAGAAGGCACTTGCTGAAGAGCGTGCACAATCTTCTTATGGTTCATTACAAGAAGCTGCTCCAACAAACGCAACTGGTGGTAGCATTGCAAACTTTGATCCAATCTTAATCAGCTTGGTTCGTCGTTCAATGCCTAACCTTATCGCTTATGACATCGCTGGTGTTCAACCAATGTCTGGTCCAACTGGCTTAATCTTCGCGATGAAGTCACGTTACACATCACAAAGCGGTACAGAAGCACTTTACAACGAAGCTGATACAGACTTCTCATCATCTTCATTCAGTGGCTCTACAGCTACTAACAAGAACGGTACACACGGTGGTACATCTGATGGTTTACCTGGTACAGACACAACAGTTAACGCTGGTGGTTCTGGTACTTCTGGTACATCCGCAGCTGATACAATTGCTGATGACTTCGGTGTTGGTGGTGGTATGACTACAGCTGAGTCTGAAGCTTTAGGTGATTCTTCAACTAACGCTTTTGCTCAAATGGCATTCAGCATTGAAAAAGCTACAGTGACTGCAAAGACACGTGCTTTGAAAGCTGAATACACAATGGAATTAGCACAAGACTTGAAAGCAGTTCATGGTCTTGACGCTGAAACAGAATTAGCGAACATCCTTTCAGCTGAAATTCTTGCTGAAATCAACCGCGAAGTTATCCGTACAATCAACGTTAAAGCTAAGTTAGGTGCTCAAACAGCTAACTGCACAAGCGCTGGTACATTTAACTTAGTAACTGATGCTGATGGTCGTTGGTCAGTTGAAAAGTTCAAAGGTCTTTTAGTTCAGATCGATCGCGAAGCTAACAAGATTGCCAAAGATACTCGTAGAGGTAAAGGCAACTTCATCGTTTGTTCATCAGACGTTGCAACAGCTTTAGCTGCTTCTGGCATGTTGGTATACAATCCAGCTATGTCTGTAGATTTAGCAGTTGATGACACTGGCAATACATTTGCTGGTGTATTAAACGGCAAGATCAAAGTGTACATCGATCCATATGCTACACAAGACTACGTAACTGTTGGTTACCGTGGTACAAACCCATATGACGCTGGTTTATTCTACGCTCCATATGTACCACTCACAATGGTTCGTGCTGTTGATCAAGGTTCTTTCCAACCTAAGATCGGTTTCAAAACACGTTATGGCATGATTGCAAACCCATTCTCAAATCCAGGTTCAGCACCTGTAAATGATACTGGTTTAAATCGTACTAACGTTTATTTCCGTATCTTCAAGGTAACAGGCCTTTTAGACAACGCTTAATCTATACAAGCTTAAGAATTACAATAAGTATAGAACTCAAGAGGGAACTTCGGTTCCCTCTTTTTTTGTCTGGTGCTGATATAAATAGATAATATTGCGGAGATAGATTAAAAATGGCAAATAAAAATTACGATATAGGTCTTGAACCAGGATCAGTAACAGCAAATAAAAATCCATTAGTCACAGCTGATGGGTTTAAATTTATATTTGCTCGAGCACCCAACGTTCAATACTTTGCACAAAGTATTAGCATCCCTTCTGTTACTGTACCAGAGGTTGCAATCCCTCGTGGTAAACAAACTGCATTTGTGCCAGGAGATCACATTCAATATGATCCTATAACGATCACAATGTTGGTTTCTGAAAATATGGAAAACTTCAAAGAAATCTATGATTGGTTAAATCGTAGTATCAACATGGCAAAGTATGAGGATAAGTTTGATGACTTAACGATCTATGTGTTAACGAGTAAAAATAATCCAAATAAGAAAATATTTTTCCGCAATGTATTCCCTACTAGTATAGGTAACGTTACATTCTCTGTTCAAGAAGCAGACATTGTCTATGGTACAGTTGATGTAACTTTCCGCTACGACTATTTCACGTTCGAAAATTAACTGTTTACTTTCCCTTAAAAATATGGTATAATGGGGTATAAAATAACCCTAAGGTTTTAACATGCTAACACTTGAACAAATATTAGATAATTGGAAAGTCGATTGCCAGATCGATGATGTTGAATTGGATAAGTCTTCCAAAGATACGCCTAAACTACATGCAAAATATGTAGAACTTCTTTCGCTAGCTAAGCTTCAAAAACATCGTAAAGAGATGGAGTTTAAGAAACTATTGAAAGATAAATTCATGTGGTACAATGGTAAAATGGATAAGGCAACAATCGATGAGAAGGGTTGGGACTATGATCCATTCGATGGATTAAGTAAACCTATGAAAAGTGATATGGATTATTTTTATGAAAGCGATGACCAAATACAAACGATTCAATCACAAATCGAATATTGGAAAACTGTAGTGGATACACTATCAGATATAGTTTCTAATATTACTTGGCGTCATCAGACGATCGGTAACATGATTAAGTGGAGACAGTTTACATCCGGTGTATAATGGACAAGATAGTAGTTAGCAAAATTAATGATGTGCACTTAAGAGTAGAGTGCGATGGCGGTGTTAAACAAGAATTAGCAGACTACTTTACGTTCTATGTTCCTGGCTATAAATTCATGCCAGCTTTTAAGAACAAAATATGGGATGGAAAGATAAGACTGTATGATCTACGATCAAAGACTCTCTACGTAGGTCTATTAAATTATATCATTAAATTTGCAGAAGAACGTGGCTATGAAATAGAAGTCAATGTTCCAAATCAAATAACAAAAGTCAATGAAGAAGATTTACAGACCTTCGTCAATAAATTTTTAAAACTTCCATTTCAACCGCGCGATTACCAATATCAAGCAGCAGTACATGGATTAAGAAATAAACGAGCATTACTAGTATCACCTACCGCTTCTGGTAAATCTCTCATAATTTATATTATCATACGTTATTATTTAAACGTATTAAAGCAACAAAGATTACTGTTGATCGTTCCAACAACAAGTTTAGTTGAACAGATGAGATCAGACTTTTTAACGTATGCACAGAATGACGACTCGTTTGATGAGTCGATGATCCATACAATCTATAGCGGAAAAGAAAAAGATACTCTCGCGCCAATCGTTATCACTACATGGCAATCGGTCTATAAGTTAACTAAAGAATGGTTTGCACCTTTTAGGATGGTTATTGGTGACGAAGCGCATACGTTCCAAGCAAAATCATTATCATCTATCATGGAGAAATTGATAGATTGTCCGTATCGTTTTGGTTTAACTGGAACCTTAGATGGTACGTTAACACATAAATTGGTATTAGAAGGTTTATTCGGACAAGTTTATCAGGTTACTACTACTAAAGCCTTGATGGATGCAGATCAACTTGCTAAGTTAGATATTAAATGTTTGGTAATGAAGTATTCTGACGAAGAATGCAAATTGGTTAAAGATAAAACGTATGCAGAGGAAATTGATTTTATTATCGCACATCAAAAGCGAAATAATTTTATTAAGAATCTAACATTAGATCAACAAGGTAATACGCTTGTGTTGTTCAATAGGGTTGATAAACATGGCAAACCGCTATTTAAATTAATAAGGGAAAATGCTAAAGAAGATCGTAAGGTATTCTATGTTTCTGGAGAAACTGATGTTGCAGATAGAGAAACGGTTCGTGCTATTACAGAAAAAGAAAAGAATGCTGTCATCGTAGCATCATTAGGAACGTTTTCAACTGGTATCAACATTAAGAATTTGCATAATATCATCTTCGCATCTCCTTCTAAATCTCAGATCAAGGTCTTACAGTCTATCGGTCGTGGTTTAAGAAAGGCCGATGATGGTAGAGACACGACTTTATATGATATATCAGACGACTTACATTGGAAAACAAAGAAAAACTTTACGCTCATCCATGCTGGAATCAGGATTCAAATATATAGTAAAGAGCAGTTCAATTATAAGATCCACGAGGTCAAACTAACATGATCAGCAGAGACATAAGACAACTAAAATTAACAAATGGCGAAGAGATCTTAACCGAAGTGGTTGGAGAAGATCGCGAAGAAGTGTTGATTAGAGGACCATTAAAAGTTTATAGAGAACGTGTAGAACTTGGAACTATAGCTAGAGAAGCTAACATGTTTACTCGTTGGATGGGATTCTGCGATGAAGATGAACATATCATTGCAAAGTCTAACATACTTGCTATGGCGATGGTTAACGATGCGGTAGCAATGTATTATACTAAGATGATGGTGAATGTTGAACAAGATTCGATTACTCCTATAACAGATGCATCTCAAGCTAGAGTGCCTGAAGTAGTTCAACAACAACCGTCTTTCCAGATCTTAGAAGAGGATGATGATACGCCACCAACCTATCACTAATCCTTATACTGCTGGCCCCTGGGGGTAGATATATTATATACTGTAAATATTCTGTTGTACATAGGCCCCCCGAAAAATATTTTTTAAATAGTTGTACATTTTGTTATTTTTATGGTATAATACTAATATGTGTCCCATTAATTGGAGTGAATGAAGATGTCTGAAATCAAGGCTCGTCCGCATTATGTGGACAATAAAAAATTCGGCAAGGCCTTAGTCGATTATGCAGCAGCAGTCGATAAAGCAAAAGCCGATGGAACAACAATCCCGATAGTACCAAACTACATAGCTGAATGCTTTCTTAAGATCGCAGAAGGTTTATCGCATAAAGTAAATTTTATTCGATACACTTATCGAGAAGAGATGGTCATGGATGCAGTAGAGAATTGCTTACGTGCAATCACTAACTACAATCCTAATGCTGAGACAAGAACTGGTACACAAAACGCATTCTCATACTTTACTCAAATTTGCTTTTTTGCATTCTTAAGACGTATCGAAAAAGAGAAGAAACAGCAAGACATCAAATTTAAGTTTATCGAGCAATCTGGTATTGAAGAGTTTATTGCTAGTGTCGAAGGAGATGACACACACGGTGAACAAGCGTTCATTGATTCTTTAAGAGAACGTATCGGTCGAATCAAAGAAAAAGACTCACAGATCAAAGAGTTTGCAAAGAAAGAAAAGAAAAACAAATCTTTAGAGCTATTCATGACTGATTCTATGGTCGATGAATTAGAATCTTTTATTGCTGAAAACACTGAGGCTGCTTAATTGAAGATCGCTATATTAAACGACACCCATTGTGGTGCACGTAACTCATCTGATATTTTCATGGACTACCAAGAAAAGTTCTACTCAGATGTATTTTTCCCATATGTACTAGAAAACAAAATTGACAAGATCATACATCTTGGAGATTATTACGAGCACCGAAAATATGTTAACTTTAAAGCGCTCGAACACAACCGTCGCATCTTCTTAGATAAGTTACGAGAATATAATATTACTATGGATATTATTCCAGGTAATCACGACGTATTCTATAAAAATACCAATGAACTGTGTTCTCTTAAAGAACTCATGGGACATTATATGGACTGTGTTAAGATCTATATGGATAATGTAGTAGTTGAGTATGATGGTTTGAAAATAGCATTGGTCCCTTGGATCAACGTAGAAAATTATGCTGACACTATGGAATTCATCAAGACATGTTCAGCAGATATTGTAGGAGGTCATTTTGAATTCTCTGGTTTTGAAATGTATAAAGGTATTCCGAATCCCCATGGAATGGAAACAAAGGAGTTTAGTCGCTTTGAGATGGTGTTGTCTGGCCACTTTCATACTAAGTCTAGTCGGGATAATGTTTATTATCTTGGTTCCCAAATGGAGTTTACTTGGGGTGATTGTGATGATCCTAAATATTTTCATGTGCTTGATACTAACACGAGAGAAATAACACCAGTTCGTAATCCGCATACTCTTCATACAAAACTGGTGTACAACGACGAAAAAACAGATTATAATACTATAGATGTGTCCCATATGGATCATCAATTTGTTAAGGTAGTCGTAGAAAGAAAACAAGATTTTTTTGGCTTTGACAGACTCATCGATCGTATTACACAACGACCAATACACGAACTTAAGATCGCTGAATCTTTTACAGAATACTTAGGTGCAAATGTAGAAGACGAAGAGATTAAGCTAGATGACACACAAGTCTTATTAGATTCATACGTTGATGCTGTAGAGACTGAAGCTAATAAAGATAAATTAAAAACTCTATTGCGCGGTTTGTATGTTGAAGCGCAAACTACAGAAACGGTATAAATGGCAGCAATTATTTTTAAGACAGTACGCTGGAAAAACTTCTTAAGTACTGGTGACAAATTTACAGAGATTGAATTAAATCGCAATGATAGCACATTGATCATAGGTCAAAATGGTGCAGGTAAATCTACGTTGTTAGATGCTCTATCGTTTGGTTTGTTCGGTAAACCATTTAGAAATATCCTTAAACCTCAGCTATTAAATTCAATCAATAATAAGAATGCGGTCGTAGAAGTCGAGTTCTCAGTTGGTGTTGCAGAATTTAAGATCGTACGAGGCATTAAACCAAATACTTTTGAGATTTATCAGAATGGCAATCTTATCAATCAAGAAGCAAACTCTAGAGACTATCAGGCATTCTTAGAGCAAAACGTATTAAAATTAAATCACAAGTCGTTCCATCAGGTAGTCGTGATTGGATCTGCATCATTTACTCCATTCATGCAATTGCCTCCAGGTCAACGGAGAACGATCATAGAAGAGTTGCTTGATATTCAGGTTTTTTCTAGGATGAACCAAATTCTAAAAGAAAAAATAGCACGAACTAAGGAACAAATAAATGATGTTAACAATCAACTCGAGATCATATCAGAAAAAGTCAGACTTCAAAATAAATACATTGTTGATGTCGAATCACTTGCAAAGGATCAGGTTCGAGATAAGCAGAAAGCCATCACGGACAATCAAACAGCGATCAAGGATTTACAATCCAAAAATGCTGGACTATCCGAGAGGCTGGCAGAATTGGTTTCAAAGCAAAGATCCCTTAAATCGATTGAGACCAAGAAAAATAAACTCTTATCATTTGGTGATAAGTTTAATTCTACCATTAAGAGTCTACAAGAAAACCGAGCTTTCTTTGTGGAATCAACTGCGTGCCCAACCTGTTCTCAAGAAATATCTGCCGACACACGGCAAGAGCACGTGCATAAGTGCGATAGCAAGATCGGGGAAGTTAATAAGCATATTGAAGAGTTAGAAGAAGAGCTCTTGCTTATTGAAAGCGAAGAGATGATTCTATTAGAAGAAGTAGAGTCTTTCCAACATGCACAGATGGATATAGTAGCAAACAATGCATCTATCACAGCATTACAAAATCAAATAGATAAGTTAGAATCCGAAGTCCTAAAGATAGAAGGAACCGAAGGAGATGTTGGAGCTGCAATGGCAGATCTAAAAGCTCTACAAATTGAAAAAGAATCTTTAGCAGAATTAAAACTATCTCATATAGATGGTCAAAACTATAATATGATAGCAAGTGAAATGCTTAAAGATACAGGTATCAAGACTAAGATCGTTAAGCAATATTTGCCAGTCATCAATAAACTTGTCAATCAATACCTACAGATCTTGGACTTTTTCGTATTGTTTAACTTAGATGAATCCTTTAACGAGACAATCAAATCTAGATATCGCGACGAGTTTACATATGCAAGCTTCTCTGAAGGTGAGAAACAACGTATTGACTTAAGCCTTCTGTTTACCTGGCGTCAGATCGCAAAGATGAAGAACTCTGCTAATACAAACCTATTGATCTTAGATGAAACGTTTGATTCATCATTGGATACAGATGGTATCGACAATCTTATGAAGATTCTTGGGTCTGTACAAGATACTAATGTGTTTGTCATCTCGCATAAAGGAGATGTGCTTGATTCTAAGTTTAGAAACAAGATTGAATTTGTCAAAGAAAGAAATTTTTCAAGGATTAAATGATGGAATTAAATTATAAACTTATACCGTACGACGACCCGCTTTTAACTAAGCGATTAGAATATAGTGAAGTAGAAGATAAGCAGAAATTTGCTGAGATGCTAGTTAACGCATGTAAATTTTTTAAAGGCATAGGTCTTTCAGCAAATCAAGTTGGAATTGATAACAGGATTTTCTGTATTACATTTAATGATTTCTCAGAAACTTTTTTCGATCCAAAGATTGTTGAGTACTCTAAAGAAGAGACTTTATTTGATGAGGGATGTCTATCTCAACCAGGAGTTTTTATTAATTTAAAACGACCTAAGACAGTAAAGATTGAATATACTAATCAAGAAGGTGAACGTATTACTGCAGACTTTGGCGGTATCACAGCACGCATTATTCAACATGAATACGATCACATGGAAGGTACAAACTTCTTAGAAAAAGCTTCTCCTCTTAAACGGGCTTTGGCATTAAAACACGCTAAGCGAAAAAAAGGCTATTAAAATCAATGACTTATAAGACCTATGTACTGCAGGATATTATTATGGTATAATATATCCATATTCAGTAATAAATAACTTGTAAAAGGTGTCCAATGCCAGTCGAAAATATAGCAATAAATTTTAATCAGCAGTCTACACTAGCTAAACTCTTAGCTAAAGAAAACATCAACGTTATTCACGGATCTTATAAAACCGCATGGTTCGATCCTAAAAATCGAGTCTTAGCTTTACCAGTTTGGAAAAATAAAGGTAAAGCTGTTTATGATCTACTTACAGGTCACGAAGTTGGTCACGCGCTTTACACACCATCAGCTGGTTGGCACGATGCTGTTGACGATGTTGATGGTGCACCTAAAGCATATCTCAATGTGTTAGAAGACGTACGTATTGAACGCAAAGTTCAAGACAAGTATCCTGGTCTTCGTGCACAATTCCAAAAAGCATACAAACAATTATCTGCAGAGGATTTCTTTGGCTTAGAATCTCAAGGAATTGATGTTGACAATATTCGCGTCATCGATAAAATTAATCTTAAATCTAAACTCGGTCCAAACATAGAAGTTCAGTTCGATGCTATCGAGCGTGGATTTTATAATGCATCTTTTAAGACTGAAACATTCGAAGAAGTCGTCAAGCTTGCTAAAGACATCTATGCATATCAAAAAGCTTTAGAAGAGACTGCTCCAAGAGAATCAAAACAAACAATGGTCACACAATCTCTTGATGATCTTCAAGAGGATGATGGTAGCACTGATGAAAATGACTATGAAAAACCAGATCAAAGTGCTGCTGATGGACAACCTGAAGAAACCGAAGAAGATCCAAAAGGTCAAACTGGTAAAGGTCGTGACGGAGAAAAAGAAGAATTATCTAAAGACGATGTTACTGAAGGACCATCAGAAAAATCTACTCAAGATGAACAACCAGCTTCTGCAGAATCTTTGACTGACAAAGCTTTTAGAGATCGCGAAAAAGAATTAGTAGTTTCAGACATGCAAGAAAATGTTTTCACTATTAATAAGGTTCGCCAACCAAACATAGTGATTGACTACAAAGATTATTATGCAGAATGGGAAAAGCACCTTCGCTTTGAAAATCCAGATCAAGATCATTTGATCTCGCGCATTGCTGAGCAGAAAGATCTGCTAAAAGATAAGTATCGCAAATTTAAAACCGAGACTGAGATGGCTGCAGCATATATGGCTAAAGAATTCGAACTTCGTAAAGCTGCATTCCAGTATTCTCGATCTAAACTAGAAAAAACCGGTATCATCAATACAAATAAGTTGCACGCATACAAGTATTCAGAAGACATCTTCTTAAAATCTACAAAGCTTGCAAATTATAAGAATCACGGTATGATGATGTTCATCGACTTTAGTGGCTCTATGCAAGAAAATTTAGGACCAACCGTTCGTCAGCTGCTGAACTTAACTCTATTCTGTCGCATGGTTCAAATACCATATGAAGTGTATGCATTTACAACTCGTGTACGTGACGACGCAGATGATCGCAATCAAAAATGGGAAGAGTTCTCAGATAACGAGATCATTCCTGAAAAATTTAACTTGTTGAATTTAATGTCTTCACGTATGACTCGTGCAGAATATAATAAAGCACAAGAGATGTTGTGGACATTATCTCAAGCATGGGACGGCAATATTTCACAATGGTATATTAATTCTTGGAATCAACTTCATAGTACTCCACTGAATACATGTATCATCGTTGCTAATGACATGATCAAAAAGTATAAGCTTCAACACAATATTGAAAACATGACAGCTATGTTCTTATCAGATGGCGAATCTGATAACTTCCAAGTTCGTATGACAGAGGAAGGTGAGAAACACAGAACGGTAGCAAATGGATATTATTATCGTTCGAGAAAGTGTTATGTTAGAATAGACGGTAAGACTTTAGAATTGGAATCAGCTGTAGGTAGTGCTATGACTGAAGGCTTATTGAAGTTCTTAAAACAATCTACTGACAGCAACGTGTTAGGTTTCTTTATCTCGCAATATCGTAATCAAGCGATCAATAAAGTGCTACATGAAGTTGGATCTGCAAACTATATTAAGAATAAAGAAAAATATACTACGCAGATGACTAAGAATCGTGCTATCATTGAAGACAAGATCTTTGGCTATGATCGTTATTTTGGCTTATGTACAAAATATATGGACATCGTTGAAGATGAGTTTGGAGAGCTTGTGGAAGACGGCGCAAGCAAAGGCAAGATTAAGACAGCGTTTGCAAAGATGACAAAGGCTAAGCGAGTTAATCGCGTATTATTGAATGCATTCGTAGACTCTATTGCATAGGGCCTATGTACTGCAGGATATTTTTGTGGTATAATATACCTATATTATGTAAGTTTTATCATGTTAAAAGTGAAAGGTGTCCAGTATGAAATCAGAAATCAAACAAGCATTCGTCAAAACTTTAGGCGACAAGTTTCCAGGTCGTTCAGTCTTTGATGTACAAGAATTAGTAGACCACGCTCGTGATATGGGATTGGGATATCCTAATTTTATCACAAAACCAGAAAATCGAGTAGGTCGTGGACGTTATCAAGTCGCAATGTTGGCGACAGTAGTGCCTCTTAAAAAACCAGAGGTTGAAGTGCAAGCAGCAGATCAACCAACTGAAAAAATTACACAGAAAGTATTTCAACAAGTGCAAATCGAAGTACCAGAAAAAGACTCAATGTATGTTTCATGGGGATTCTTCCGTGATGTAAAACAAATCATTGAATCAAATGCATTCTATCCTCTATTCATCTCAGGTCTCTCTGGTAACGGTAAGACTATGATGGTTGAACAAGCATGTGCACAATCTAAGCGTAAGTATGTACGCGTAAACATTACAGAAGAGACTGACGAAGATGACCTAATCGGTGGTTTCCGTTTAGTCAACGGTGAGACTGTATGGTGCGATGGTCCTGTACCACAAGCAATGAAACAAGGTGCGATCTGTTTGATTGACGAGATCGATCGTGGATCTAATAAGCTTATGTGTTTGCAAGCCATCTTAGAAGGCAAGCCACTATACATTAAGAAAACTGGCGTAGTAATTAAACCTGCAAACGGTTTTAATGTCATCGCAACGGCCAATACTAAAGGTCGTGGTTCTGAAGACGGTCGTTTTACAGGTGCTCGTATCCTCGATGAAGCTTTCCTCGAAAGGTTTGTTGCGACATTAGAGCAACCATATCCTTCTATTGCAGTAGAAAAGAAGATTATCTTAAATGCAATGGAGACTTACGGTAAACTTGATGGTGAGTTTGCAGATAACCTTACAACTTGGGCTGATATTATTCGTCAGACATATAAGGATGGCGGCGTAGATGATCTCATCTCTACACGTCGCTTAGTGCATATTGCACGTAGTTATGGCATTTTTGCAGATCGTGCTAAAGCAATTGAATTGTGTATCTCTCGTTTTGACGAAGATACTAAGGTTGCTTTCTTAGATCTCTACACTAAAGTAGATTCTAAAGCAATCATAGCACCACCTGTAGGAGAAACAGTTGTTGAGAACGTTCAACCTCAGCAGCTATAAGAACACCTTCGGAAAGGATTTCACGCTCCCTTTCCGGTCAATAGGTGAATTTGAGTGTGTATATTATGGAGCTTTAATAATGAAGAGCAAACAAAGCCGTCTTTTAGCGGCATTCCAAAAAGGCCAAAATTTTACGGCCGGTCAAATCGGTTCTCGATTTGGCATCAAGAACGTAACTGCTACTGTTAGCAATTTGCGTTCACAAGGTTTTTGCATCTATGCAAATAAAACCAATGGCATGACAACTTATCGTTTAGGTACTCCTACACGCGCAGTTGTTGCTGCTGGTATTCGTGCCCTCCGCGGAACGATTTAACCTTGTTGCCTAATATTGTTTAGGCATTTTGAAGAGAGAGGGGAGATTGGACACCGACCCTCTCTTCTTCATTTCTTATTTGAGGATTATATTATGGATATTTGGAAAAAGATAGTAGACCAGATTGCTGGTTATTCACCTACAAAATTAACTCTACGTGAGAAGTTTAAATTATGGCTAGCAAAAAAGATCTAAAAGACATTGTAAAAGCCAGTCAAACAGCAACGACTGGTGGAAGAAAGTTTGATGGCGATAAACTACAGTATGGTTTGTTGCCGCCTTTAGCATTAAAAGCTACAGCAGAGATTCTGACATTTGGTGCACAAAAATATGAACCAGATAATTGGAAATATGTACCAGATTCTAAACGCAGGTATTTCGATGCACTACAACGACATGTTTGGGCATGGAAAGAAGGCGAACAAAATGATCCGGAAACGGGCAAAAATCACTTAGCACACGCTTTATGTTGTCTTATGTTTTTATATGAGCACGACGTAAAATATAGTGTACAAGATGACAAAAATGTGGTATAATTATATTATTAATCGTGAGGAATCAATATGAAGTTATCTAAAGAGACGATTGCAATCTTAAAGAATTTTGCAACCATTCAACCCAACCTTATGTTCAAAGCGGGAAATGAACTTAAGACCATCGCTGAAGCTAAGAACATCGTAGCTAAAGCAACTATCACTGAACAAATCCCGCAAGATTTCGGCATCTATGATGTAAACGACTTCTTATCATCACTATCATTATTCAATGATCCAACATTCGACTTCTCAGAGGATGGCAAATCTGCATATATTACAGAAGGTAAATCATCTTTAACTTACTTCTTCTCAGATGAAGCTTCATTGACGTTCCCACAAAAAGATGTTTCGATGCCCGCAACTGATGCATCATTCGAACTAACCGATGCTACATTAAGTTCATTGAAACGCGCGACATCTCTCTTATCTGTATCCACTGTTGCAGTTGAGGACGCTGGATCAGGTATTGTAATTCGAGTTAAGGATGCTAAGAACAGTACATCTAACTCCTATGGTACTGAAGTAGAAGGTAACAATGGCAATCACAAGTTTAAATTCCATTTCGATATCAGTAACTTTAAGATCTTACCCGGCGATTATGATGTATCCATCTCGGGTAAATTAATCTCCCATTTCAAACACAAGACATTACCTATTGAGTATTGGATTGCACTTGAAAAATCATCAACTTATGAGGCATAACAATGAAATTAACTGACTTACAATTAGTAGTACAAATCATCGATCTAGCATCTGAAAAGGGTGTATTCAAAGGTGCTGACCTTAAGACAGTCGGCGAAGTGCGTGAACGTATTATTGAGTTTGTAAAAGCAAACGCTCAACAAGTACCAGCACAACCAGAAGCAGAAGGAGCAGCAACAAATGAGCCTAACACAGAGACTAAGTAATCCATCAGATCGTAAAGCAGTATATGATGCGATCGTAGAAATCTCTAATTCTATGACACGCATGGAAGCTGAACGTGATTTGATTCGCGAAACTTTAAAGGATGTAGCAACTAAATATGAGTTACCACAAAAGTATACTCGTACACTTGCTAAGATCTATCACAAACAAAACTTTAATGAGTTTAAAGCTGAGCAATCCGAAGTAGAAGATCTATACGAATCTATCAGCGCTTAATTGTTGTACTATTATATTATGGAGTTTTTGAATGCAAGACCAATTTTTGTGGGTAGAAAAGTATCGTCCTAAAACCATCGATCAGTGTATCCTTCCAAAAGCTCTTAAGGATACATTTCAAACCATAGTCAAGAACGGTGAATTGCCAAACCTAATGTTCTCTGGAACTGCAGGTCTTGGCAAGACCACTGTCGCACGTGCCTTATGTGAACAACTTGGCATTGACTATATCATCATCAACGGATCTGAAGAAGGTAACATCGACACCCTTCGTACCAAGATCCGCCAATTTGCCTCAACGGTATCACTACAAGGTGGTTATAAATGTGTGATCCTTGACGAAGCAGATTATCTAAATCCGCAGTCTACTCAACCAGCTCTTCGTGGTTTCATTGAAGAATTTGCTGATAACTGTCGTTTCATCCTCACGTGTAACTTTAAGAACCGTATCATTGAACCACTCCATTCTCGTTGTGGTGTCATTGATTTTAAGTTCGATAAGAAGCAGCTAGCAGGTCTATGTGGTCAGTTTCTAACACGCCTTAAAGAGATCTTATCTACAGAAAGCGTATCATTCGATGAAGCTACACTTGCTGAATTGATAATGAAACATGCTCCAGATTGGAGACGCGTTCTTAATGAAGCTCAACGCTATTCAGTCGGCGGTACTATTGATGCAGGTATCTTAGTTACACTTAATGATAAGTCTATCAAAGATCTGATGGAAGCGCTTAAAGCCAAAAACTTTAAAAGCATGCGCGAATGGGTTGTCAACAATATTGACACAGAACCACACGCAATCTTCCGTAAAGTTTATGATGTTCTTAGTGAACATTTACAGCCTCAATCAATTCCACAAGTCATCCTCGTCTTAGCTGATTATCAGTATAAGAATGCATTTGTGGCTGATCATGAACTTAACGTAGTTGCCTGTATGACAGAAGTCATGGCTTCCGCGGAGTTTAAATAATGTTAGCTAAAATATATCCTAACGAAGAGTTTTGGTTTGTAGAATATATAGATGACAGCACAGATAAAGATCCAGCTACTGGTGTTTTTATAGATTTACAAGAAGCAAGACAATCAGCAATTGAGTGGTGTAAAGGAGTCGTAGAAAATGTGGCGATTATGGGCAAAAGCAATCGGTAGCAAAGGAAGTTCTAATAATTCCGAAGCTGATAAAATCGCTGTTATTAGAACGCTCATCCTTTGTAGCTATGTCATAACAAATATTTTTATTATTGCAGGCGTTATAAGGCATTGGTGATGAAACAACTAGAGATTGAATTCTTCTTTCCATTAACTGAACAAATTAAATTAGATCTAGATTATTCTAAGTGTACTGCACCCGAATATTATGTTAGAGCTGAGGGTATTGCAGGATTACACGGTCCATATCCAACAGGCATGCAGTATGTTGTTGCTTCAACTACTTCAGCTGGAGAATTATCGGCTGTGACAATTAATACATCTAAATTAACTATTACTGGTCAACCTATGCCTTGGTATCGCAAAGCGATATTTAAATTATTGGGGTTTAATTACTAAATGAGTCCATTTGATTATGTAAATGCTATCTGCGATACTAAACAAAACCTTATCGTAGATGAGCTAAGTGAGAAAAATTATAATCCTTTCATGGTGAATAGATCTTTGTCCTATCACTATGACACTGTCCTGCTGGCCAATGAAATGAACCAGCGCCATTTCCTAGATAAGAAGCTTCAAAACGAGTTTCTTATAAATACAATCAGGAAGAAAAAAAGGTTTGCCAAGTGGATTAAACCTATCTCTTCTGATGATTTGGAAGTGGTTAAAGAGTATTATGGCTACAGCAATGAGAAGGCTCGTCAAGTTCTGCCTCTGCTTAGCGATGATCAAATGGGACAATTGAGACAAAGGATTTTCAAAGGTGGAAAATAACGAAAAGAGCGTCGAGTGGACACCAGCTTCTATGCTGGAAATCACACTAAACGAGCCGGACGATTTCCTAAAAGTACGCGAAACTCTAACTAGAATCGGAGTAGCGTCACGTAAGGATAAGAAACTATATCAATCTTGCCATATACTACATAAGCAAGGTAGATATTTCATCGTTCATTTTAAAGAATTATTTGTATTGGATGGCAAGCCGTCAACCATTACAGAAAACGATATTCAAAGACGAAACACGATCGCGGTGCTATTATCGGATTGGGGTCTTGTGAGTATAAATAATGTAGAACAGTCCAAAGATCGGGCTCCTTTAAGACAGATCAAAGTATTGTCATTTAAAGAGCGCGATGAATGGGAGTTGTGTCCTAAATATAATATAGGTAACACAAGAAAAGAATTCTGATCCCTCGGGATGGGAACATGGTGGTAGTAACCATGTAAAAAACTACCATCCTCACGCCCATTTTGGGGTGAGATTTTAATTAACTTAACTCGCTTAATAGGAGCTATTATGAACGCATTAGTAAAACAACTATTCGAAAAACCTTTCGATGTCTTAAACGTTTCCTCAAAAGATTTTGACAAATTTTTTGTGGGTTTCGACAAGCAATTTGACGAAATGGCTAAGCTTGGTCAAGAGCTAGCAAAAAACGTACCAAACTATCCTCCATTCAATATCAAAAAAGTATCTGATAACAAGTATACTATTGAAATTGCAGTTGCTGGATTTTCTCAATCTGACGTAGATATTACACTAGAAGGCAACAAACTTGTTGTATCTGGTAAGACTACAGATGACGCTGATAACCAAGAATTCTTGTTTAAAGGTATCGCAAACCGTGCATTCACTCGTACATTTGCATTAGCTGACAAGATCGAAGTTCAATCAGCTGAGATCATCAACGGTATGTTAAAGATTGCATTAGACAAGATGGTTGAAGTACAACCAATTCGTAAGATTGAAGTTAAAGGTGAAAAAAAGTCTAAAAAAGAACTCTTGAATGAGAGTGAATAAAATGAAAAACTTTTTTAGAAAGCTTTATATTTGCTTTAAAGGTTTGGGCTATGCAAAAGCTGCAGCCGATCTCGCCAGAAATGGTAAACATAAGGAAGCTCAGAAGTTGATGGCT